TTATTTGGTATTCAGTACGGCAATGTTGCCCTTGTTGCTGACCTCAAGATCGAGCGCTGCTGCAAGGTCTCGGATCTTGATGTAGTTCGTGCCGTCTTTGAGAATCCGATCGACTGGACACTCCTTACCGTTCACGATAATTTTGCTCTTTTCAACCACTTCATCCACCTCCACAAGAAGTTTCTTGAAATCACTCCATTTGCCATCGTCAATCAGCGGCAGGGGACACAGCTTCATGGAAATATCATAGTGCCGTACAGCTGCTTCGACATTTGGAAGCTTTTTCAGCAGCATCTGATAGAGCCGTGCTGCATTGCGCATCGTTTCTTCCGGAATGTAATATCTTCCGGCAGAGTCTGTGTGGCTGACCATTTCGATGGATACGGTGTTGTAGTTGCTATATACTTTGCCGTATTTGCCGCTTTGCCCATCGCCAACACTCCAAGCAACAGTATCGAGTGGAACACACTCGTAGACAATGTTCTTTTCATCGATGCAATAATGTGCGGAAGCGGCTCGTCCTTCACTGCCGTTTGCAAAATATCGAGCATTGCCGAGTGCAGAAGCATTCGTTCCGGTGTTTGCCGTGTAATGAAAGACGATCGCTTTGATTGCAGAGAGCGGTCTTTTACCACCAATCTTCGATGCTCTAAGGCTTGTGTTAATCTGTAGTATCATTTTTTGTCTCCTTTGCATTCTGCGAACCAAAATAGAACGCAATGATAGAGAAGAAGATCGTCAGAAAGTCTTTGCCTTCGATCACACCACGAAGAGACAAAATGGCGAAGACAATCGTCAGACTGATGGTGACAATGCTCTTCACACTGAAAAGGTTTCCGACTCGTTTGACTAAAACCTGAAGCATTTCGTTCATATATACTCCTCCTTTCAGTCTTTTAGTACAACTTCTGCAATTCTTATTGCCGCGTCTATGCCGTATTTGTCTGCAAAGTCTAGAACAAATTTCTGAGCATACTTTGCGCGGTTTTCATTCTTGCTCTTCCACATATAAAAACCGTATGCTGTGGCTAAAAGTCCGATTGCCGCTAGTGTAATATCCACGAGTGGCAGACCAAACGCACAGCATACGATTAAAATAAGAACCACAATAGTCATGCGGTTCAGCCAACGTTTTGAAAAGAACATCTTATCTGATCCCGATCTTTCCGAGAAGAAAAGCGATAACTGCACCAACAACAACCAGAACCACTTTTTCGACAAGAGCTTCCCAGCGTTTACTTGGAACAGAGGTCAATGCTTTCACATCTGTCTTGATCTCTATGATGTCTTTCTTCATATTTGTCTGATCAGTTGCGAGTTCTTTGACGGAGAGAGCCAATTCGTTCAGTGCGGTCTGGTTCTCTTCTAATTTCTTGATGCGACCTTCATTCCGTTGTGATCGGTCGTCTACTTTTTGGAGCTTGACTGCAAGATCTGCATTGTCCATTTGAGCCTCCTTTTCTTATTCTATATCCCATGCCTGCGGATACTCCGCTAGACTATATGCTGTGTCCTGGTTAGCTTTAGTGAATTTGCCATCCTGCACTGCCCATTCACCCTTTTTGTAGATGTCATGTGCTCCGGTCGGATGAACAAAAATTCTTGCTGTTTCTCTGGATGTACCATGGTATGGTATGTTGAACGTGAACCACGCAGAGCCACCCGGCGCAATATCTGGATATACAGCATTGTCATAATTCTGAAAGCATTCCCATACATCCCCATCGACCGAGAAAAGGTCTCCAACGACGTGCTTGCCCGGTTTCCATTCATCGTAGAGCGCTGAGCACATGATAATTTCATCTGCCGTCTTTGGCTTCTCGCCTTTCATCAACATCCGCGTCATATTCGCCGTGGATGTCAAAAGGTCATAGTCAACAGGCATTACAACAACTGGTTGCGGGATTGGAGCGGCCACGTTTGTGAGAAGCCATGATCCGGCAATGATTTCCTGCCTAAGATAATCGCCTGGATCAAACGTGCACAGCTCAAAACCACTTTCGGAAAAGACCATAACAAGTCCTGTCAACGTTTCCAGTTTTGGGAGGGATTCTCCAACAAAGCGAACAGAACTGGATGTATTCAGCATTCTTACACGTTCATATGTTTGATCATTTGTTATGATATACATGTCGATCCCCTTTTTATTGTGTTACAATATAGCATTCGATCGCCGACGTACTATTGTCCGGTCGCTTGAATATGATAGTTACATTGCCTTCGAGCGTAAAGCTATAGGAGCTAGTTCCGGTTTTAACCAGGTCGCCATTGAAGTAAATCTTACAGCCTGCGACACCCGTACTATCTGGTGCACCAACATGCGCTACAATAGTTATTCCTATTTCTGCAAATACTTCTATCGTTCTGCTGTACTTAGCCTCACCGACCATTACATATCCGTTGCCAAAATAGGAACCTATAATAGATATAGTCTTTATATTGGCAGGAAGAAGCATATCGTCGGTTAGTAAGAAGTCGGACGGTAAGATGAAAGCAGGGCGGATGCCGAGCGATTGGGATGCGTCGCCGTGGTAGTAGCGGCCTTTGTTGCTGACGTACCACACGTCGTAGTTGTCGTTGGTGAACGGGGAGCGGAGCCACCAATGGTCGGCCGAACCGTTGTAGTACGCAACGCGTTTCGGGTCTGCATTATTGGTGACGCACGAAGCAAAATAGCTCAGTGCCGCACCTTCACCAGAGTCGATATAGCTGTGCTCGTAGTGAACTTCAGGGGCGCTCAACAAGAAGATCTTGCAGGGCAAACCGTTTGCTCCCTGCTGCGTCGTTCCGCCCGAACCGCCGTTCTTGCGATACGGGAGCTTGACCTGCTTGATTGCGTCTTTGATATTGCTCTCAAACAGGTTCAGGAACGTGTTGTTCAGGTAGGTGTGGATGCCGCTGCTTTCGTACTTGTTTTTTCCGCTCTGCCAGACACGTTTCTCGTAGATGTCCTTCATCAACAGCCAAGTGCCGTTGCAGGACGCATCATAGATGTCCGACGGCAGGCCCTGATTGACTACCAGCCATTCCCACGCCTTTCCGTTCACGTTCAGTTTGATGGTTTGCCCGACTTCCAGTTCAGAAGCCAGCATTCCTCGCTGCGCTGTCCCGCGCCTTAAAAACATTCCCATACGTACCTCCTAGAAGCAGAAGCCGAAGGGCATGCCATGCGAGTTGCTGGCGTTGCCGTTGCTGGCGTTGCCGTTGCTGGCGACACGACAGAAGCGGGCGATGGCGCTCGCATTAGGAGAACGCTCCCACCAGCCGTCCGCAGAGCCGTTCCGCTTCTTGACCTTGCTGTTGCCTGCCTTGTAGTAGTCATACTGCGTGCCTTCGCCTGCCGCCGAGTAGGTGGTCGAGCCGAAGATTTCAACCTCGCTGAGCAAAAACAGCTTGTCCGCCGTGGTGTTGATGGTGCTGCTCTTGCTGCCCTCCGAGGTCGGCTTGTTCACCTCCCGGATGCCGCTTTGCACCTCCGTCGGCATCAGCGCCAGAATGGCAGGCAAGTGTGTGCTTCGCATGGCGCAGTTTTCCCAGCCGCTGCTGTTGGTGTTGGAGCTATTCATGGCTTTCCCGTCCGCGTAGCAGTCGTGCAGCTGGAAGGTCAGCGGTGCCTTCCCGCCGGATGCGTAGGTGTCGTGGTTCTTGCCGATGATGTCGATCATGTACTCAGTGCCGCCAATCGTCATCGACTTTTGATCTCCAACCTTCCACGATGGCGGTACAATGCCTTTCTGACAAACGGAAATGATTTGTTCCCATGTATTGTCTGCGAAAGCAGCTTCATATGGATACCGGATACCTGTAAACCATCTTGGAGAACGTCCGCTCATCCGAAGACCACCACCTTCACGGGGATGTTCACCGTCGGCGCAGCGCCGATGCACTGGGCGGTCAGGCTGTTCGCGCCGGTCACGTAGTTGTGGATGAGCGCGAAGCCCTCCAAAAGCGCCGCGTCCGCGTCCGGGTCAGTCCCCGAAAGCGCCACGTCCCACTGCGGGTCAACGTCATAGACAGCTTTCAGCCCCGTGATCGTGATAGTCTGCGCCTGATAGCCGTAGCTGTCTGCCGCCCAGCCTGAGGCGAGGAGCGTTCCGGTGTACTGCGTTGGTCCGCTCCCGCCTCCCAGAACCCTACCTACCGCCTCGTCAATCTGCGCGCCGGTATATGCGCTGTTGTATGCCATACTCTCACTCCTTCATACAGAGGAATTCTTCCCCGTCTGCCGTCAGCATGGTATCCGTCTCGCCCGAGGGAATAAACCCCCAGTTATCGTTCCAGCTGCCGTCCATCGCCTGCGCAAACAGGGAAATCCGGTACTCACCATCGCCGGAGAGAAGGAAATCGTCATAGACCTCGAACGTTCGCTGCGCCCCCGCCGGGGTCTGGGAGAAGGACGCAATAAGCGCCCCTTTCCCTCTGCCCCAGTCCTCCCCGGACTTTGTAGCGCGGCACTCAAACGCCTGATACGCAATGTCCGAGGAGAATGAAACGGTGATCGAATCGAAGCCAGAGACTGCCGAAATTTTATTTCCAGTGATGGTAAACGTCAGCCCCGGCGCAGACATTACGCCACGCTCCAGGTACCGGCCACATTCCGTACAAAGACCTTGATGATCTTCGTGCCGTCGCCGGAAGATGCCACTGCAAGGTCTGCGCCCTTGATAGTGACGTTGATTGCCGTGGCCTTCTTGTAGCCGCCCTCCGAGCCACTCGTATTTGCGGAGCCGCCAGTGGTCGGGATCTGCGTACCAGCGGTATTCAGGCTGCTGGAGTTCGGCACAACCTTGACCACATATTCCTCAAAGTCAACGTCAGATACGAAGGAGAATGCGCAGGTATCAAAGCCAGAGACCTTCGAGATCTTGGTCTTGTCCGGACCGGTGATCGTGACCACAGGAACAGCCGTGTTGACAGTGATCGATGCCGTAACTGCTGCCGACTCATTGCCGACATCGTCGCGGACCTTGATATGCACAGTCTTGAGACCATCGCCATCCGTCAGAACCAGCGACTTCGACGTTGCAAAGGTTTCCCACGAGGCATCGGCTTCGTTTTCTACTGCCTTGATTCCCCAGATCTTCATCTGGTAGCCGGTCGTTGATGTGTCTGAAATGGAAATTACCGCCGCTACAGTGTTGCTGGTAGAGTATGTTGCGCCGTCGTTCAGCTTCAGACTCAACCCAGCAGGTGCCAACGTATCAAGAATCAGATTAAAAAAGCTTGCCATAATTTATTTTCCTCCTTTTTATGTGGTTAATTGGATGTACAGGAATCCGCCTAGACGTTCATAGAGCTTCAAGTCTCCGAGATATACAGACTTGATACCTACATCGCCTTGAAACAGTGCAAGAATTATATCGGGACCAACTGCAAGCACACCATCACCCCCGAATCAAATATAAAACGGTTGGGTCTTTCTTCGGGAGTGCATCAAATTCTGCTCGATCCAAGACTTGGATACTGTTGATGGTATCAGATGAGATTCCTCCACCTGTTCCACTGCCGCCATTTTGAACGATTTCATTAACTGCATCGACAAGCGAGTCTTTGTTCTTAGTAAGCAGATCCGAAAGACTGCCCATATCAGCTAAAATCTTCGCCCAGATCGGGAGCGATGGATCGGTTGCTTCATCACCAGAAGGATCTGGTGCATCATGAACGTCGCCAAGGTTAGCCCAAATGGTTGGCAGGATGACATTCTCGCCATCCGTGCCATAGACACCAACACGAACTCTGACACGGGGAACTGCCAAGACCTCATGCGGGATATAGCACTCATCTCCATCTAGCATGACGTCCCGTGTCTCAACGCCATTTGTAAAGACAAGCATTTTTTGCAGCCCGGTCCAGTCGTCGGAGAAAGAAAAACGGCACAGTACAGCATTCGCCATACCAGCCGTCAGAAGTTCTAAATTTGCCGCACTAAGCCGAGCTTTTGTCGCTTTTAATTGTACCGTAATATCACCGCCTTTATGCTTGGTATGATGTCGGGAATCCTATCACACAAACTTCAATATAGGCTTCTGGAGCTTTACCATTTACAGCTGAGCAGTAAAAACGCCGTTTTCCAGGCGCTTCAATCGTGTCAGGATCGATAGCCACTCGGTGATTATAATAGTCTACTACACTCTCAGATCGAGGAACACATATATACCAGTATGCCGGAGCGCCTGACACCATATCAAAAATACTGTCTGTCACGTCCATATAATAAGCCCCGTATGTAGGAGAATCAGGATTAGGATCGGGATTTGCAATCCAGTCTTTAGCGTATAGCATTATAAAAGCGGCTCGAATCCCATACCAGCCCATAATGGATGGGATATCTTTTGCCATCCATTTAGTTGGCTGACCACCGTCATTAAATTCTGTGATCATAGGAAGCATTAACGTTGAATCAACATTGTTTATTCCAAGTGTCTTATCTGCTGCAGCGTCATTACCGTCTTTTCCGTCTTTTCCGTTTGTTCCGTCCTTTCCGGCAGGACCGCGAAGATTTACTGGTTCAGGATTTGCCAAACCGCCGTCATTTGTCCAGCTCATCGTGCCGTCTGCGGTTACCGATGGCGTGAATGTAACGCCGTCGTCTCCTTTTACACCTTGCAAAGAGCCGTTATTCACCCACTTCTTCGCGCTGGCGTCCCACATGTAAATATCATACGGGGCAGCAGAACCAACGCCATAAGCATCGCCCGCTTCAGGATTGCTTACACCAGCAGACAGGGCAGATGCCGTAACAAAGTAGCCTAAAATCTTCAGTCCCTTACCGGTTTCCCCCTTGGGACCAATAGCTCCTCGAATACTCGGCGATGTATAGCTCGATCCGTCAGAAAATTGAACGGTCAAGGTATAATCATCATTCAGGATGGTATTCGTAATGCCGACACCGGTATTACCTTTAGCGCCTGTTGCACCGCGAATGCTGACTGGCGTGGTATAAGAGGTACCGTCTGTAAAGTTGAGGGTCAAAGTATAGTTCGAATTCAGAGTACAACTGGAAATGCCGTTTCCGGTATCTCCTTTTTCACCTGCCGCAGATTCTCCGGTATCGACATACTTTCCGCTTGTCGTGTCCCATACCCAAAAGGTTCCATTTTGAATAATCGGGACTTTGTCTAATGCCTGCTTCGCATCAGCAATGACTTCCATGATCGTCTTATACTCATCAGACGATTCTACGGCATTCTCCTGAACAGGATTCTGTGCGATATCGAGCATAATATAGCTGGAACCAGCGATGTTTTCACCGATCATCAGTTCCAGAATGGCAGGCGTCGGTCCATACTCTGCACAGATTTGTTTTGTCATCTCGCAGTAGACAATTGTTCGTGTCGTATCACAGCCAAGAACAGGATTGTAGACTGTCGTTCCGTCTCGCTTGCCAACACGAATGTTCACACTTGCCCCGGATGCTAACTTAAACGGAATGCCGTTCATATATAGCTTCACTACAACAATTGGGAGCGATTTATCGTACTGCATCAGGTGAACCGGAGTGCCGAGTTTATACCTTCCGCCGAAGTCAACCTCTGTGTTATGCAATAACCGGTCAGATGGCGGAGTGTAAACAGAAATAGCCATACGGATTCCTCCTTTACGACTCGTCCGTCACACTGATAAGAATCATGTTCGCTGTATAAATTTTGCTTCTCTCATCATATGTAATGTTGATAGAATCGACTTTCTTGTAAAGTCCCTGTGTCGGGATTCGAACGCCATCATCATTCGTAATGACGCAGGTCTGAAGTACCATCCCTTCTAATTCCGAAATGTCGGGAAACTCAGCGTCTGCCGTAACTTCAAAGCTATTCGTGGCATTCATCGTTGCGTGCCCACTGAGATTCTCATAAAAATTCGTGATACGAACGGACGTATCATTCAGCTTCATCATCATGGTTGCTGTACCTCCTATCCGTTTTTTGTTGAAATTGCGCGATTGATAGCTTCTTTCAATGCGGTTGCGTCATTTGCAAACAATGCAGCCCGCATTTTTGTGCTTCCAGAAGTAACAGAAGATGCGACTGAGCCTGATCCCGAAAGTCCTGAGATTGCATTTCGCATCTGGTTAAAGTGTTCAGCTGTTATTTGCGATCCAGCAATTGCTCTTGGGATGGAACCGGTGCTTCCGCCGCATGCTGAAACTTTGCTGATGAGATTGTTCCAGGCTGTCGCCGTTAGATTTGTAACCGGTTGACCTGCTTGGATTTTTGTTGCATCATCATTTGTCCATGCGAAGTATCCAATTGCACTGCTCGTGGTTGCACTCATACTGCTACTTTGTAGATAGTCACCGGAAACATAATGCCGAATATAGAAAATATAGGTCGTGTCAGCCTGTAACCCTGTGACGGTTGCAGCGACTGAATCATCTGTCAACCGAACGCTACGCATAGAAGATGTTGATACTCCATAATAGAGAAGCCAGTAACCAGTGTTGCCCCCAAGCCCGCCATTTGCATTCCAATACACATTTGCACTGTTTTGTGTTGTCGTGATTCGTGTAATAGTCGGCTTTACTGGGGCTGGTTTGCTCGTAAAATACAGATAAATATCAGTATTCGCATTAAGGCTCAACGGAGCATTGTAATACTGATTTCGTTTGATCGTAGAACTGCCAACAGTCGCATAATCGAAATCATAATCTGCACTGTACTTCGTATAGAGCGACAAATCTCCAATCGTAACCGTGGACTCTGTGTAATAATTGTTTGTCGTGCTCGAATAGTACGAACCATCAATATAAACCTTCTGAGTATATGGGTAAAGGCTCTCTCTAGATGCTGTAACGCGCAATCGACGATCAAATGATGTACTTGTAACAACCGTACTGGTCGTAAATCTTATAGGACCATCCCATCCTGTCGGACTTGATTGTGTGTTATAATATAGATAATATGGATAGCTATAGCCATCGAACGGCGTAACATCGGAAATAGAGACAGAACTACCACTATCTACCGTCATATACGTGTATCCAGAAGTAGCGCGAACCAGTTTGCTTACGCCATTACAGCTTATCGTAAAGCTTGATACACCATCGCTGCATTCTGCACGAATTGATACTGTCTCAACTTCCGGAGTCCATTCTGGAATCGTCCCGGTGGCACCAACACCCTGAATTGTTTTATCCCATAATCTGGCGCTATATGAATCACCGGTATCAACGCCAAACGATCGTGTGTATGAGGTGCTTCCGGAAAGCCCGGTTACTTTGTCCCACCACGATCCATTACCGTAAACCTGAATGCTATAAGTATGACTGGCTACACAGTCGGTAATGCGTGCTGAAACTCTTGTTTCACTTAAACGTGTGAAGATAATTGATGCCATTCACATCACCTCAGCCAAAGACGGGAACCATACTTGCTTCAAGATTGGAAATGGAAACTTTACCAGTATCATGATGGAGTTGAATTGTAGCCGCACCTGCCTGCATGAACATATCACCGGCATTTGCAACGAGTCTCACAGCTCCGCTTGAGCCCAATTCGACAGCATAAGATGCTGAACTTGCACTGGTGATACGAAGCCAGCCACCGCCATCAATCTCGAAATCAAAGCCGTTGCTGCTGACACTCTCTGCCAACTGCTCAAGCTGTGCCTTGATACTTCCGCCGTTTGTGAACCGAAAATCACTGGCTGTGATATCGCCATTTTTAATGACGAGCTTTTTGCCAGACATGTATGCAACTTCAGTGCCGTTTTGCATGAACGAAATACGCCCAGATGTAATCTTGACATATTCACTGGATTTCGTACTCAGCGTACCGTCGGAATTTGTCGTCAGCTGCCCAATTGCAATGCCGTAATTTCCCTCACTATCCAGTAGACCAGTCTTAATGTACTGATAAGACTCTGTCTGCTGGTTAATGCCATTCAAAGCGCCGATTGTATCCACAAGAATAGAATCACCGTGGATATTGGAAACATTCAGCACACTGCAATCCAGATTGCCTGTCGAAATATAATCAGCCACAATTTTCCCATCACTTGTAATGGCTGTTCCAAAAGGACCGTCTTTACCGTTCGATGAGTATCCAAGACCACCGGAATTCCAACGCCAGACTTTTACAGCTTTATCAAGATCTTTATTGTCAGCAATGTAAATCTCATTTTTGGTGACAGTTACATAGCCGCCAAGCTTACCGCTCATGATAAGATCTGTCGCATTTTGAATTGCACGCTCCATATAGCTCCTGTCTGAAGCTTCTTCAATCAGCGTTCCCTGATTACTAACTGTTTCAGCCAGAGAGGATTTCGGCTCTCCGAGTTCAATGGAATCATACTTATCGGTCAGAACGTTATATACAGTTTTAATGCATTTTGCTGTCGTCTTGACGCCGAGTTTTTCGAATTCAACCGTTACTGTGTCGCACAGTTTCACAGTCTCCAGACGTGCAAAGTCCTTATACTCTTCTGCCTGTGCGAGCATCACGAAGGATACATCCAGAGATACTTTCGGAATACCGATTTTATTGTTAGCGATGTACTTCTGCGCTGCAGCAAGAAGTTCTGCTTCAGTCGGCTTTTCAATCGTAGTCGTATATCCTTCGCTATCGGTTGTCTCCTTACCGAAATCCTCAGAAGAGAGATCTAACGGCATAATTTTCACGAAATCATAGTTGCCAGGGGCATTTACAATTCCGTCATTTGCAGAAAGTGTGACAAGCCCGCCGTCTTCGGATTCAGAATACCAGAATGGATATACACCGGTATAGAAGTCAGTGTCATTTTCTTCCTGCTCCAGATCGGTCATATTCTTGCCATATCGAATTGTAACCCCGCGATTAGAACCACGAGATTCAAGCAAAGAAATATTCCACTTGTCAAACAGGTATTCGCCCCCGAAAGTGTCGAGGATAGAGCCGTCGCTTCCGCCTAATAAAGATCGGATGCTGGAGGGCTTCGGAACCGACATCGTACCGGACTTCCCAACGTTTGTGAAGAAAGTGAAGGAAGTAGAGGGTACAGAGAAGTTCTTCAAATACGACATCGCTGCCGAAGCCGAACCAGCATCCGCGGGAAAGAGTTTTACGATGGAACCAGACGTATCATAGCTCAGATGTGCTGCATGAACTGTCACGATTCCGTTGATCGGTTTTGTGATCGAGTAGATACGAAATGGCTGCGGATCATCATAGGGATTCGGTTTTACATAGAGAATCCGGCGTTTCTGGATGTCGCGAAAATGACTTCCAGTCAGCGGATATTCCATCTCAACCTCATATCCGCCATTTCGTTCCTCTGTCACAGTACAGGAAGCAGCATCAGGAAGTGCCCCGAGTCCATTTGAAGTGAATGCTTCCTCATCATGATCGTATAGGATAATCAGAGAATCCACCATCTCGGAACCACCTCCACGGAAGTAATACTGCCTGTAAATGTAATGGTATTTACACCAGGACTAAGAAGCGGGAAGCCATCAGAAAATGATACTTTACTGTTCAGATTCGTCAAGCTTCCTTCTTCATAGACGTCCTGAAGTTCGGAATCAATCACCATACGGGTTGAATTTGTCAAGCCACTGATTGTAATTGTTTGATCTCCGACTGTAAGAGTCCCCGATCCTGACACGACCACGGTCAGTTTTGGAAAACTCTTCTGGAATGTCGGGTTGCGAAGAGAACCAGCGGTAGTAAAGGGGACTGCCCGCTCCCCAGCTTTCAGGAAACGGGCAGGTTTGCAGTTAAATTCGATCGACATCTTACCGGCTTGGTGGAACAGGTTTTCCATTTCCGCATCAGCCACATAATATGCAAGGCGGAAGTAATCGGATTCGTAGGAATCTTCCAGTCTCGCATATCCTGAGGCGGAGTGCAGCCATTCGCTTACACCTGCCGCCAAAGTCGTAAAATTACCATCGATCTCGCCGACAGAGATGCTATACTTTCTTGTGACGTTCTGGTACGATCCATTGTCGATCACAAGATCGCCATTTCGACCTGGAATATGAACCACCTCATAGTCGCGTTCCGGAGTTGCATACACTGGCGGTTTCTCTACATGAATTCCATAGTTGGTTGACGGGATTCCATTAAAGATAATCACGCCCATGCTGCTTTTCTCCTTTCAACACGTCTTTGAAGCTTGCGATCAACCTCATCAGCGATCGCTCTCGGGTCAGTCCCGGCGATATAGAAGTTGTTTATAGTGTTTTCAGAGGTCTGCTTTCCATTTGCAGTTTCGGTCGGCTGTTCCGATGCGAATGCAGGTCTGTTCATGCTATTTGCCGTTTTTGCAGCAATACTGACAGTCCCTTCGACAGGTCTACCGCTCAGTGTGCTCATCAGATCCGCTATGGCAGCACTTCCATTTTGAATTTCTGTGAGGTCTAACACTGGACGAATTGTCGGATTTGTATCAATACCGCTATCGATCAGGGTTGCAATTTTGGAAATAGCATGCGACAAGCCATTCGTGGCAGATTCCGCAAGTGCATCGCTTGAAAGACCGGCATTTCGAATGTTGTCAGTGATACCATTCGTAAAGCCAATACCAAAGTAGTCGCCGATTTCGTATCCCACTTTGGAGGGAGATTTAATTCGAAGACGGCTTCGTGCCGCAGAAGAAGCTCGCGATGCCATATTCGCCGACGCATTTGTAACAGCCCCGGCATTTGCAGAAATACCATGTGCAACGCCTGCCGCAAGATAGCTACCCGCACTCTGAAACTGTGAGTAATAGCCACGAACAGCTGCCACACAGTTGCTCAGAAGAATGGAAAACTGATTCTTTACTGTAGCTGTTTGACCACTCACACCAGAATTGAGAGATTTCAGAAGATCTGCCCCAGCGGTCTTAAAATCAGACTTTTTGCTTGTAAGACCTTCAAGTCCTTTCTTTGCTACTTCCTCGAACTTGCGTTTCAGCTGGCTTTCACTTGTGCCCATTGAACTCTTAAGGTTTGCAATCAGAGCATTCACTGCCGTTGCTGCTGCCGTCTTAGACTCAGAGAACGAACTTAAGAATTCGTCAACACTGGTAGAACCGATTTTCTCCATCGACTGAACAAAGTCGGTTAGTGCAGACGTATCAATCGTTGAAAAGCTGGACGCCATATCCACGATACTCTGAAGTGCTGTCTTGAGAGACTCCAACTGTCCAGCATTTAAGCCTTCACATTCTGCCATGAAGTTCTTGATCTGTGTGGCAAATCCTACAAGACCGTCACCAATCTTTTTGAGATCTTTTGCATTGGCAGCACCTTTTGCCTCAGCTGCAAGACTGACAATATCCTTTGCTGCTGTTACAGATGCAGAAATGTCAGAACTCTTTTCACTGATTCCATGAACTGCTGTTCCGTAGTCGACAAGGGCTTCGCCAAATGGTTTCAGATTTTTGGCAAACTTTTGCAGATCGTTATTACCAGCAATAAATCCGAGCACGCCGCCACTATTTGGAACGATCTCTGCAATTTTAATGAGTTCCTCAGCAACGTTTACTGACTTTTTAATGTCACTTTTGTAATCGCCAATTCCAAGCACGGCCTTTCCATAGTTGATCAAGGCTTCACCAAAAGGTTTCATACCCTTGGCAAAGTCTTTCAGGTCATTGTTTCCTGCGATCAAGCCGGCAAGACCGCCACTATTTGGAATGGTTTTCGCGATGCTGATTAAGTCTTCTGCGACTTCAGCGGAACTATCAATGTCACTGGTATATGCATCGATTCCTCGAACCGCTTTCCCGTAAGCAATCAGTGCTGCACCAAACGGTTCCAGTCCTTCGGCAAACTCGACAAGGCTGTTACTCCCAGTAAACAGATCAAGTGCTCGATCCAGAATACCTCGACGCGACATAGTTGCAATAACCTCAGAAATTGCAGCAATTGCGGCGGCTGATGCACTGACAGCTTCGGCATTGATGCCAGAAATGCTATATGCAAAAGCGGCAAAAGAGGGACCGAATAGAGCCAATTGTGTACCCAGGGATGCCAGACTTCCTGTGCCTAATGACAACAGGCTAAGAACCCCTTCCACGAATGCTGCAGCGCTAAGAAGAAGTATTGCTCCAGCCAAATTCGCGACTCCTGTAAGTACGTCACTTTTGATGTTCTTGGCACCTTCAATAAACGGACCGAGATTCGTCATAAAGTTCGAGAGATATGTACCGGATTCGGCAATACCAGCCGTGATACGTTCAATTGCGGCACCAACAATGCTTCCGACAAATGTACCGATTCCCTCGCCAATTTGTCCAAGCACTTTGATACCTTCATCCATCAGCCAACTGAATCCTGGAATCTGATTCAAACCACCAAGTGCCGCCATAATTGCAGCCATAACAGCAATGAACTCAGCCAATACCAAGCCCGCAGCAAGACCAGCAGTCAAAGGCATCATACCAAGAACACCGATCGTGACGCTCAAAGAGAGCAAGACAGCGCTCAGTGAAGCCGCAATGCCCATCACACTGTTAAGGTCCAGTAATGTCATAGCAGTAAGAACGCCGCCGACAATTACCAAAATCGCAGCAACACCAGCAGCACCGAGCAATGCTTTTGGAACATCCTTGGATACAGCTGCAAATCCTTTTACCAGCAAGGCAGAAGCTGCAACAATGCCTGTAAAAATCGCAGCACCAATCCAGTCGCCAAGACCGATTTCTCCGAAATTCTCAGCAATTGCCTGTCCAATTTTCTGAATGATCTTTGACAAATGAGCAACGATTGACGGAACATAGTCTTCAATTTGACGAAGAAGTTCATCGATAAGATAGAGCACCGTCTCTGTAATAGCAGGAGCCGTATCTTTTAGCACATCGCATAGGGTTAAAATCAGATCTTTCAACGCTTCGCCGATGATTGGCATCATCACACGGAATCCCTGAATCAAGCCTGTAATGGCAGCCAAAATTGCAGCAACACCTGCTGCTCCGATTGTGGCTAATGTCATAAATGCAAATGCTATTGCACCAACGAGAACACCTACACCAAGACAAGCTGCACCAAAGGCGAGCATTGCTTTACTAAGCCCACCGAGACTAGCTGCCAACGGTGCAATCAAATAGGCTGCTCCGACAAGGAGACCCAATGCGATTCCAAATGCTACAAGAGCTTTCGCTAGTGACGCCAAATCCATACTACCGAGCACTTTTAGTGGAACAACCAGCAATGTCATTGCGGCTGCCATTGCAATCATATTTGTTCCAATTCTAGAATAGTCCCCGCCAGATAGGTTAGAAAGTACAGCACCCATTGCTGCAAGAGGGACCAGAATTCCGGTTAAGCCCTTAGCCAAAGAGTTCATATCCATACCGCCAAGCACTTTAATGGGAATAATTAAAAGTGTCAAAGCGGTCGCCATTGCAAGTACAGACCCCGCAACGCCCTTCATATCGCCTTTTGCAGATTTCATTACGGTCATTGCTGAAGTAATAGCAAGAAGTGCCACACTAACTGCAATGCCGCCATGCTTCAGAGTGTCTGTATCAAGCTTTGCAAACAGTCGAATCGGGACATACAGCATGGTAAGTGCTAGTGCCATTGCAATCATCGAACCAGCCACACCCGACATATTATCAGATTTGATGGCTTTCAATGCTGCTGTCACACCACTAAGTGCTGTCATAAGTGCAACAACGGTCAACCCGCCCTGAATAACCTGCTTTCGATCCAGTTTGCCTAGTCGAGCTACAGCAGTTGCAAGAATTGCAATTGCAACAGACATTCCGATCATTCCAACGGCAAAAGACTGGAGTGTACCAGTTTCTTTGCTCAATGGATTCTTCTTGGCTATCGCCATAAATCCATACATTGCTGCTGTCATTTCGCCAAGCAGAACAAACAGTGCAGTCATCGCTGGAATCGTGTTATTCCAGTTCAAATTTTCACACTTCTTGAGAGCTGCTGCCAAAATTAGCACAGCACCAGCAATTACCATCATGGCAGTTGCAATTCTGCCAAGCTGAGCTGCTTCTGAAAGTCCCTCCAAAGCATTTGCGCTGGTGCCCCATTTCATGATGCCAGCCATAATACCAGATACTTCCGCAAGCAGAACTGTGATTGCTCCCATGCTGTCACGAACTCTAGTGGTATCTACTTTAGAGATCACCCATAATGCTGCAGCCAGAATGCCAACTGCACCAGCGATCTTCAACAAAATATTGGCTTTGATGTCCTTCTGCCAAAGAACAAGAGCATCTCGTGCGGAATCCAATACGCCACTAATACTCTTCCCAATTCCCTTGAAATTTTCAAGCAAATCAGCAAATGCGTCAGCGAATTTCTTGATACTCTTAAAGATGCCAGCGAGAAGTCCCGTACCAATCAAATCAGTGATCGTAACACCAGAGAAAATGCTTTTAATCTTCTCTACAACAGGAGCAAAGAATGCACCAATCTTCTCTGCAATATTCGAAAAGACATCTTTGACTTTGGAACCTGCGGTTTTCAAAGATTCTAGTGCAGTATTTGCAGCACCAAGATCCTCATCGGCACTTCCGCGAATCTTCTGGAATGCTGCAGTAACGGTGTCCTTCAGAGAGTTGACCCATGGGAATGTGTCGCGAATTTTCTCTCCAAACTCGCTCAGCTTCTCGCCAATCAACGCAAAAATATCTCGCAAAGATTCAAATTTTGTGAAGTCAATACCAGTCCATGACCCGATAAAGTCAAGCACATAGTCCTTTGCAACTTTGAATCCGGAAGCCAGTTTATCAATTGCGCCATTGACCAACTCAACGAATTTTTCCAAATATTCACCAGAGTCAATTGCTTTATCAAGTGAAACTAGGAACTCGCCAAGGCTTCCGGTTACGTCAAGAATTCCATCACCAACCGGAAGGAGTTTCCCAAGTAGATGCCCGATAATCTGCGCGAATGCAGAGACACCTTTACCAGCAATGTGGAAGATCGAGAGGATACCTTCAATGCTCATTTTGAAATTATGAAGGCCTTTCTCGTTTACTTCAAGCCCATCAACAAACTCTCTGATACGTGCTGTCATATTGTAAATGCGCTGTCCCAGATCGTTATTGGAGTTGAATACTTCCTGAAATGCAGCTCCAACCTGATTTATGATTGGCATCAGCTTTTCGAATGCCATGGTAATTGCGTCGACCATATTTTCTCGTCCGGACGCTCTGCCCATCTTCTCAGCAAACTCATCCAGATTCAGACTGCCATCTTTAACAGCTTCCACAAGATTCAACAGCGCCTGCCGCTGATCATCTGTATAGCCTTTCGCTTCAAGTTCTTCTTTTGATAAACCTGCGACTGAATCTGCCATAGAATCAAGTGCGGTTTTCAGCATATCGGAAGTTACCCAGCCGCCCTTCAGTGATTTCTCAAAGGAGCCGTACTTCTTAATAAGATCATCAACGGCTACGCCGCTGTTTTTACCAGCTTCTATAATGGCATTTTGGAATCCCTCTGTGTCTTCAATGCCTTCATTCAGAAGCTGTTTCCAGCCAGACATGAAGCCTTCCTTTAAGACCGCATTTCTGGCGTCTGCCGAATCGCCAATCATCTTGGTCAGGGTGTCACCAAAAACGGTCAGTGTTTCCTTAGCTTCTTCAAAGTCACCGATGATCGTCTGCCACGAAGTTGTCCAGCCAGACTGTGCCGATTCCTTCAGCACATCCCACAACTGAGAAAAGGTCTTAATCTTCGTAGCCGCATCTGTCGCAGTGATACCCATCTGCTTGATTTCGGCAATTTCTTTGTCGTTATAGCCCTGTCTTTTCAGACTTTCTTCATTGTAAGTATCTGTGAACTCTGTAAAATGCTGAAGCGTTTCCGTTAGAATATCTTTTGTCAGCCATCCTTTGGAAAGTGTCTCTCGGAAAGAACCTTCATCAGCAATCATTTCATCAATGGTGATTCCATGGATGCGAGCTGTCATTTTTAATGCATCCTGAAATACCTGACCGCCCATGTTTGCATTGACCACCGAGTTCCAGTCCTGCAATTTTACAGTGCCGGATGCCAAAGCCTGCGAGAGCTGATACATTGCAGTAGACGCCTGCTGACTGGACGAGCCAGAGACAGCCGCAAGGTTCGCAATACCCTTAATAGCATTAACAGATGTATTCAAATCAACACCGGCAGCAGTGAATGTACCGATGTTTCGTGTCATTTCCGTAAAGTTATAGATTGTCAAATCCGCGTACTTGTTCAATTCGCTCAAGGCACGGTTGACATCATTGATGTTGGCACCCTCTTTTTGGGTGTTTGCCAAAATTGTCTGCGTTGCATTGATCTGTGTCTCATATTCCTGTAAACCGGCTTTTATCGGTTCAATCGTCAATGCATATGCAATTTTCTTTCCAGCATTTAGTGCTGAGTTTGTAATATTCTGAAGAGCTGTTACAGCCATGACCTCAAGTGCAGAGAACTTCAACCGAACAGATTCTACACCATTCGAAAGTCCTCCCATATCGACCCGACCAGCCGCCTTGCTGATATTCTCAAAGCCTTTTGCACTATCCTCGAACTTTAGGCTTTTCTTCAGCTTGTCCAGTGTTGACATACTTGTGCTAACATTCTTTTCGAAGTTTGCATTGTCAAACCGCATCTCGACGACTCTCTGGTCGATCGTTTTGCTCATAGCTTTGTAACCTCCTTCCATGCTTTCTCAGCAAGTTCGTCAAAGATGGGCTGGATAGCGGGGTTGATGTAATCTCGCCCTTCTACCCAGCCACCATTACGAGTACCATGGCCGTATTGCAGAATAATTGCAATCGGCACACCTTTGACGATATGCGAGTTTGTAAACGTAATCCTTGCAGATCCTTTTTTGTTTACAATCTCATAGTCCCAGCTTGCAGCAGTTTCACCGCTATCAACTGGTGTAGCCGCCGACAAAGCAGCGACACCTTTCTGCCCGTATTTGTCGAGCAGCCCCAATCCAACGGCTTCTTTCACACGTTCCAGAAACCGGGTTGCCTTAGAGAAGTCGCCTTTTTGCCGAAATGTGACCATTTTGAATTTTCATCCTTTCGAGTGAGCTCGCCGACGCCGAGCAGCATTAAGCGCCGCATTCTGTTTAAGAATGTTTCGCTGACTTTGCTTCTTAGGCGGCTGATTCTTCACATTACAGACACGAATCAGCATCAGCAGACGATTCAAATGCCATTTCTGGCATTCAAACGGAATTTGTAGTGCGACCATCCAATAATAGATCAGTTCACTGGTAACAATTTCTGTACCTCGATGACCTTTCTGCTCTTCATGGATAGTTGTTGCACTTCGTTTTGCATCGATGTAAGCATTCACATCTCTGAAATTTTGTGAGGATAATCTATCGTAAACATCCGCAGGAACATTGGAATTTAATGTCATGCAGCGGATGTAATCGATTGTTTCCTCTACGGTTTTTGGTTCTTTCGAAAGGAACGGTTTTTCCCACTTCGATTCCCATTTGGCAAGTGAAATTAACGAGTGTTCCAGCTGTAAACAGACAGGGGGCTTTGCTGAAACAAACTCTTCTTTCTGCTCGTCCCAACCTTCAACCCCCTGTACTGTAATAACGAGCATTATTTAATCGACTTTCGGAATGATGCCGTTGATGAATGCCGCAGCTTTCTGATCATCCTGCGCCAATTCCATATAAATGTCGGAATATGCCTGGGTCTGCGTGAACTCTGTCGTGAGTTCGTTCGATTTGATGAAACGTCTGCCATCATCGCTCTTCACACCATAGGCCTTCAGAACGACTTCCTTAAACAGCTTCGCCAGTGCAGGTACGTCCTTGGCAGCCGTGATCTTCTCCACCATCTTACTGAGACCGCCAGTCACGCCCAGTTCCCACTCAGCGAGCTCTGCTTTGGTTAGGTTGAAATAGAACGTCTCTTCACGTTCTACGCCGTTGAAATCAATGTACTTTTTGGTAATAGGCAGCATAATATAACCCCTTTCAGTTATGAAAACAAAAATAAGAGGGAGCCTCACATGGAGACTCCCTCGCTGGAACATAGTTAGACGGTCTTGAAGTGCGCCAGAACTTCTGCCGGAAGCGGCAGCTTCGGAAGAACGGCATCGCCAGCCCCGTCCGATGTTGCAGCCTTGCCGTAAAGGATTTCTTCGAAAGACTTGAGCTTCGCAGCATCGACCTTCGTAGAATCGATCGTGACAATAGCAGTCGGCTTGAATCCCGCGACATCGACCGGGGTGCAGGTGAATTCCCAAGAGAACTCGATGGCTTCCGGAGAATCATTGACGGTGCTGTATGCGCGCTCGGAAGCGGAAGCAAGGCAGCCATAGATCAGGTGCAGCTTATAGCCATGGCTGTCGCCCTCAGTATCATTGCCGATACGAGTACGATAACACAAGCCGAAAGTTGCTCTCGGCTGCTGACCAATCGTAATGCCGGCATCCAGATCTGCGGAGCCGTCGCAAGCCTTCCATTCATCCGGATACATGTAGGCGGTGATCGTACCGCCCAGATCCTCATTGGACATCAGGGTAAGATACTTGATGTTGTCGGCATACAGTGGCGTCGGCTCTGCGCCGGACGGAGTTTCCGTCACACCAGTAAGACCATTCCATGCAACGCCCTTATCATAGGCCTTGGTGGTCTTATTGAAGGGATACAGAACACCGCGGTCCGTACCGGTTTCAAACAGGCGTTCCGATACCTGATCCCATTCGATATTGAACATATCAGTTCCTCCTCTTAAAAGTAGATTTCAAACACGTCATGATTGAGGTTGTCCTGTGCATAATGTCGGTCGAAATAGCAATAAGGAAGCATGCTGACACGGTTTACAATCTCGCTATCCGGATCGCTGTCTATGACGGTGACCGTATATCGGATTCGGCGATTATAATTTCCATTATCAGCATGCTTGACCGCCATCCCGCTTCGTTTATATCGAATCGCAGGATACCTCATTTGGGTATTACTGGGAGGCTGGAAATAGACATTGCCATTACCCAGAATCTCCCGAAAGATTTTTCCGAGCTCAGCCCGTCGGTCCATTCCAAATCCCTCCTGTCGAAAGAATCAACCGTGGATACTTGACCTCCACGGATATGATCTTCCATTTTGCCCCCATAAAGGTGACATAGCGCATAGAATGAAAATTCTCATTGGCATACGGATCGGATACAATGCTGATCTCGTTGCCGATGGTGATATTGTCATTCACCTGCGTATTACCGTCCAGGCGTCTAGTGTTACGAATCAAATCACCGCAGTATGTACGCTCGATGATCTGCTCTTCCCAAACATCTGGACGGGTTTCAATAGTCACAGCATATCCGATGGTTCCGTAAAATTTAGCCATTTTGAATTTTTACGCCGTGTACTCTGCCGTATGGACGGTGACTGCTGCGGCAGTAGATGCCAGCACATCCCAGATCGTGACGTCAAGGCATTTCTTGGTCGTGTTGTCCTTAAACGCCGCTACAGGATAGAACGCATTTTCGTAGGAAACCACAGCAAGACCCTTTGCGCAGAGTTCCATCATTGTGTCCTTGTCGATCTTCACCGTGCAGCCCGAATCGGCGTAGATGAAGTTGTCGCTCTTCTTCGCGTAAACGGTAACAGTCTTCAGGAACTTCTGGTCAGCGTTTGCATAGTTCATTACAAGTTTCATATCTCTAACCTCCTATCAAAAATTAACCCGTCACATCCTCTTCCAGAGCGATGGCGGATAGAATGCGGGTGTTGGCGCCGGAGCAGCGGGTCTCAAGCAGGCTCTTTTCCTGGTTGAAGTCGATGTCGAAGTCAGTGAAGTGCGTGATTTCGCCACCCTTGGTCGCGCCAAGAGAATAGTCCGCCAGATTCACCATCAGACCGAGAAGTTTCTTGGTCTTACTGTCGGAGGTCGTGCGGGTCTTGCCCTCGAACTGCTCTGCGGTGATGATCTTGCCGACATTCAGAGCCGCAGTCAGATCGCTGACCTTGTCGTAAATACGACGACCATTCAGATCACGAGCCAGCAGCATCACATTGACGAGATGTGGCGTGCAGTAGAAGTCCGGCGTGCCAGTTCCCTTATACTTCTCACGGGCATACAGCAGAGCCTGAATAATAGCCTCGGCATAGATGTAGTTCTCACCAAAGTTTGCAGAGGTGTTCGTGCCCTGGAGCTTCGTCTTCATACCTGCGATGTCAACATCAGCATGAATGGTGTACAGCTCATCGTCGGTCCAGATCGGGCGGATCTTATCCTCAGCGATCTTGCCTTCGTCACCGACTTCGCGACCGTCACCGAGCATGATAGCGGTTGCCAGCTCTTCGTTCAGGTTCATGCGGTCAATGCCGTAAAGATACTGCACGACGTCAAAGTCGGTAATATCCATGATATCATCCCGATCAATCTTGCTCTTGACGTATACGGTCTGCGGATCAGTCGTTCTGTGCACAACTTTGAAGTTGCCGACTTCGCCCTTCAGCGTGCCCTTCTTGTAGCCCTTGGCTCTGAGCTCGTCGATCTTGCGAATGTCAGCCTGACGGGTGCGAATTCGGGAAATAGGGCTCTTGTGAACCTTCTTCAGAACCTCGTTGACCCAGCCCTGGTCATTCGTGATGAGCTCGGGAGCACCCGGACGGACATCCTTGTATTCCGGGAACAGCGTATCGATGTTCTCGATGCCGTGTGCCAGAACGCTGTCTGGATTCTGCTCTGCAAACAGATCCATCGCATGCTGAAGGCTGCCGACATTGCTGGCCTTCGCCAGGTTGATGATTGCGGTCTGATCGGTATAAGAGAGGACGGTCGCCTCATCCTGCCGATCGGGGTCAAAGACATTGTGCTTCATAGTGTTATCCTCCTCGTTGTTATCGGATTTTTTTGTTTCTTCGCCGGCAGCGATACCTTCGGCAACCAGCGCAAGCAGAACGTTCTTCTGTTTCTCAGACATAGAATTCAGGACGTCCTGCACAGTTTCCACATCGTCTTTCTTGTCCTCTTCAGACGAATCAGGCTTTTCTTCATCAGCATGCTGCAGTTCTCCATCTTCGGAATCCTCATCGCCATCTGCGTGAGCAAGTTGAATATTATCTTTGCCCAGCACAAACAGGATCTCAGCTTCCTGATTTGCCCCGTCATCATGCTGCATGACAGAATCAATGTAGGCGCCGGGATTTGCACCGGCAAGAACGAGACTAAGCTCACGAATCACACCGTGAACTACATTAGTTCCGTTCTGTACGAGGTCGTTTGCCCAAATGGACAATGCGCAAACATCGCCATTATCGACCAGCTTTTTACCGGCACGACCAGAATCAGTGTCATTGAAATAACCATAGGCATAGACGCCATCTGCTCGATTTTCGAGATAGGCATGCCCAAGAACATTCGTGACACTATTGTGCTGATGCCCCCAACAGAGCGGCACTTTTTCGCCGTCCTGATCCTTAAAGGCATCAGGCATGATCACACGCTTGTCTCTGCATGTGAGATTGGCTTTCGTGGCATAACCATGAAAGTCACAATCGGGGTATTTCAGTTTCATTCTGCCAATTGCTCCTCCTTTGATTTTTGTTCAGAGTCACCATTTTGATTTTCTATTTGGCTATCCAGCAGTGCTTGATCTGCCTCAGACTGATTGATGTTACTATTACGGAGTTCGTCAGCACGAGGATCGTCCGACGGTCTCATGCCGATAATCGAACGAAATTCATTCTTTGTCATGATCTCGTTACGCGTGAACTTATCAGCAATTTCTGCAATCTGGGAGACCGGCGCAATCTTGAACGGATCACGGAAGAAAGAGATTGCCTGCTTCTGCGTTCTTGCAGTCTTTGTCAGAAATGTTCGAGTCATCTCATCAGCGATGGCTGCCAGAATAGGCTCAACCGTCCGATTGTGATAGTTGATCATCGTTTCTTCGTTCGCCGTACCGTCCATGACACTCTCTGTAATTCCAAGCTGGGAATACAGCATCTTTGTCAGATACTCGATCTGACTCATCAGATTGTTTTCTACCCCACGGTTAAGCTGCGTGATATGCTCTGTACCGTCGGTATATGCAATGCCGTATTTTGAGCCTGAGAGCTGCTGCTCAATATCTCGTCTGCGCTGTTCGGCCTGTTCCTTTCGAGCCTGCGACTTAATGACGTACGGAAGTTGAATAATCAAATCGAGCTTGCCGGAACCACTCTGCTCATCGATGGCGTCCAGAATGTTCAGCTTACGGATAAGGCGCTGCATAGTGGAGTTCGGTTCATTCATCACGGCAAACAGAGGATTTTCCATAATCGCTGTATGTTTTTTTGCTACAACGACCTCTTCAAATCGCCCGGTTCTCTCGTCATAAAGCCTGACTCGCACATGCTGAGGCATCCATTCCAGAATCTTTCCTGTCCGCAAGGAATAGATTTTGTAGCTGCTATTCTCATCCGGGTCGAAATCTGCTTCAACCGGAACAACTGCTACACATCCTTCGTCAAGCATTGACATCACAATATCCTGCCGCAGCACTCGACCTGTCTGGTCAATATTTGCTTCAACGGTCAAGCATTGATGCAGGGTATCATCTATGTACTCCAGAAAATGACCGTTTTCGTCTACGCGAGCATGGACAAGACTGATCGCCGAAACATCCAGTGCAATGCGGTTGCAAATGGCTGTCACGATTGATCGCTCATGACCTCGTGTCATACGAATCCTGTCGGGTCGATACCCGTAACTAGATCCGAAATAGGATGTCCCTTGATAACTTGTGGGATCTCGATTCATAAAAATATTCCAAGCTCGTTTGAACTTGGAACCAATTGTTTCTTTCATTGAACGTTCATCACCTCCTGCAATAGAGATCGATATGTTCACGCCATATCGACGGACTTCTTCTTGTAGGCAATCCGTCCAGAAGACCAGATGCCATTTTTCAGCTGACTCATATCGTAGTTCGGAGTCGCAAGTGCCATGTGAACACCAAGTTCTCCTCGCTTTGCCACAAACTGCACGACCTTGCCTGATGGTGCTCTCAGATCTGTTACAGCCGTATTCATCAGCTCAGCCATCCGGCGGTTATAAGAATTGATCGCCGTATTACTGATTCGTCCGCGTGAATTATAAGAAGAGGCATCGCGAAGCAGCTGATTTCCATACTCGTCTAGCTCTCCCGATACCTTTTTGTGCGCATTTTTTACGATTTTGTCATAATTCTTCTTGGCCCACTTATTGTCCTTTTTGTCGAGTCGCCTCTGACCGGCAGGGGTAAGTGAACCGTCCGGATTCTGGTAGCGCCGTACGCCCCATTTCATACCGATGATCCCGTGATGGGATAAATAAACGTCCATAGCGTCACCACCTTTATTCAAATGCATCTTTGTTATGCTTATAGGCAATATAGGCATCCATCATTGCCGCGACAGAGTCGATCTTTTCATCGTGTCTCTTCTTCAGCAGCTTGCGGTTACCATTTGTATCCTCCAATGTGATACAGTTGCCCATTGTGAAGGTCATAAGCTGCTCGTCAAAGATCAGGCTGCGCTGTTCAGCAAGTGTCTTTAGCTCGCCCAACGGAACAGACTCCGTCTTTGCACCCTGAATAACCTTTTCAATGCCAAATGGGCCATTCTCACGTGCCCAACGCTCGACAAAGCCTTGCGCATTGTACGGGTCATAGCCAAAGCAGCGCACGTCGTATCCAGTCTGGATAATGTGTTCATCCAAATCGTCATAGACAACATCCAAATCGAGAACGCTGCCTTCTAATACGATCAGACTTCCTTCTTTCATGAAATCCTCATACTTGTTGCGCATAGCCAGAGGGAGCTTCGAAAGTGTCACATCAGTGATGTAGCATCGTGTTTTTACACCGAATGTCTCTCCGTGCAACGGGAATAAGAAAGTGAATGCACAGAAGTCATCACCTCTAGAAAGGTCTGCACCCAAAGCACATGGCATCTGCCAGAAAGAATGAGGCTTATGCGGAAGCGTCTCTTCATATGCGAAGTAATAGGTGTATCCCTCCATCGGGATACCGAATCGTTTGGCCAGAATATCATTCCGTGCAGCAGGTGCTTTTTCAGCACGTTCCACGTCAAGCTGATATGTTTCGTAGCTCACTGTTTTACCGATATTCGGATTACACTTCAGCCACATATCGGGATTCCCAACTTCGTCAATGGAATCCAGCCGATACCACCAGATAGAAACGTGGGGATTCGGATAATCGCCCTTCAGGATGTTCATAAGCTCCATTTTGATTGTATCGCCAGCGCCATTACGCACGGTGCCTTCTGAGCTGGTAGCAACGATCAAATAGTCATCAACCTTGGAAGCACCCTGCTCAATTGCGCCAATGACATCCTCACGGATATCTCCTGAAAGCCATTCGTCAACTGTTGCCACCTTACAGCGGAGGCCCTGAAGCTTATTGATGCTCATTGGTCGAACCTCGATGAGCGAGCCTGTCAGGAAGTTTTCGATGCCTTTCTTTGTGGAAGCCAATTTGACACGGTCAGCTCGGTTGCCAGTTGTATTCTGCAAAGAGCCAAATGTCAAAAACTTAAACAAAGGCCCGCGGCTTCTGGTAATGGCAGTCCGAAGTGGAGACATTACCTCTTCCGCGAGCTTCATCGTCGGGGCAGTTGTGATCTGATGGGTTGTACTGGTGTCAACATTCTGGAAGAATGATTGCAGGCAAGAGTCATAGACTGATTTTGCTGCGCCTCGTCCAACGATCAGATACTGCTTATTTACAAGTCGTTTCTGAATAACCTTTCGTTCATAGTGACCGCCGTGCCCATCTGGGTTTGGAACATATACACTGCGTTCAATGAAATAGTACCAGCCAAAGATCTGCTCTCCCCACAACTTAAATGAGTCTAGAAGATTCATGTCAGACCCATCAGTCAGTGTCAATTCACTCTCGCAGTATTTCACCCATCCTTCTACGGCTTCGTCATCGTAATAAACACCAGGATTTGCAATCAGATCATCAATGCGGTTCATCTCCATCGCGACTTCCCGACATACAGGAATCTCGCCACGCAGAACAGCATCGCGAAACTGACCGTAATAAATCGGAGTTGCAGTATTGGATAGAGCCATATTTTTCGTCCTTTATTGATTCTGCAGCTTTCGCAGAGCACTCTCTGTTGATGCACGTTTTAGCATAGCAGCAAGTGCTTTATCTCCGACCTTACTTAAATCCGCGGTGTCATATTTGGTAATCGTGTCCGCTTCTTTGTCATCAAAAACTCTTTTTACAAGTTTCTCAATGCCTTTCTGTGCAAAATTACGGACAGCCTGCTCAGCAAGATCATTCACGAGTTTCTGGACTCGCTGATCCTTTTGAGGATTGCGCCTTGCCATTGCCGCATTGTACTGGTCTTCCATGTTAATGCGGTTCAGTCTGGAGCGAAGTTCTTCGTCACTCATCTCATGAATACTTTTGCTAGATGAGGCTGTTTTCTTACCGGTACTGGAATTCTGAGATTCCGCCCCCGCATCGCCATTCGGCGAATACCGCTTCTTGCCTGCATTTGTCAGGGTACCATCTTTGTTCTGGTAACGTCGCACGCCCCATTTCATACCGATGATCCCGTGATGCTCAAGATGATTATCCATTTTGAATTTCACCACCTTATTCGTTTATTTTGCCGGATCCACAGCTACATTGAGCCGCCATTCCAACTGGTTGATTTCCTTGTCCATTGCCTCCAAAACTGAGCTTGTCAATGGCGGGTCGAAGATCTTTTTCACTTTCAGCGTAATATAGGTCTTCGCCATATTTAGGATGTGGTTATCAGCAATGTAACTGCTCCAGCTCTGTGTTTCGTCTGTTACAACAAACCCATTTTCTGGACCAACACCCAACTGATTTAAGATCGAGAAGCAAGCGTTGATATGAACAAGGAGATCAGTATCGAAGTGATCTGCATACGGATCTCCGCAGACCAACTTCCGAATTGTCATAAGAATACTGTCCTGCATGATGTCCTCCTTCACTGAGATTTCTTCCACGGACAAGTATCGTTTGGTTTTCTTTCCGGTGGAAGATCCACCAGCAGTGATGCGTCGCCATAGTGAATTGCCTTGTGCGTTCGATCACGAACACAGACTACATTCTCCATTGCAAAGATACATGGATTGCGGTTCAGGATGTCATCATAGGTGATTGGATTCAAATGATGTATGATGATCGGCTCAAAGATTTCATAACCTTTGCAAGCCAGGTCACGCCCACCATCTCGAATAATGACTCGGTTGCGGAACTGTTTCCACTCAGGCGAATGATAAAGCACCTGATTCAGGTAACGACGCCATCCGAAGTTCTCATATCCAACGCCGTTCCCAATAAATAGATAGTCGAACCGTTCCCGAAAAGTTGGAAGCTGAATAAGCTCAGAATAGCATTTATTCATTGCCATCAGACCTCCTGCCTTGATAATCAGACATTGCAGCCATGGCATCAGCATAAAGTGCTTTCAGCTCCTGCATCGAGTCGAGGTTCTTTGTCTTTGCAGCAATCAGCTCTTTCTGCAATTCGAGAATCTCCAGCTCTTTGCGTTCCCTAGCAGAGCCGAGCTTCAGAAAATGTGTGGTCTCCTGTGAAGATGCAGTGCCTTCCAGAAGACGTTTCTCTACCAGATTGTAAGCCAGTGCAATCAACTGATTATCACGAGCCTCTGGCGAAATAGCCGGCCTGATCTTCCGAGGAGAACTGGAAGAGTCCGGTGTTTTTGCTTTACTCATTCGCTGTCTCCTTTCTGTAAAGTCAGGCGAGCTTTGTTGTGCTGAGCATTGTGCGAACTACGATTCCGGGAACACCGGCAATGGTCAGTTCGAGTTTCGGCGTAAGCTCCAAACTGAAGATTCGATCAAATGCAGGGACGCAAGAGGGGATTGTGTAATATTTGTTCTTCTCCACAGTAAGACGTACTTGAGAAGATGGAAGCATGCATCCGCTAAGTAGCATTCGAACCGTTATGATGCCCTCGTCCTTTGGAATAAACACAACCGATGCATCCGCTCGATAGAGACCTTTCCGTTTGATTCTGTGATAAGACTCTGCTAATTCAAGTGCGGTACCACTTTGATACACGACCTGCCCTAAAAGAAGTGATTCTTCATTCACAGTGTCGATAATCTGACCTACATCATCAACTGAAACCAGTACAGATTTACGAAACTGCTCATTTACATTACTGTTACAGTTCATAGGACCCTCCTAAACATAGAAAACGGGCTCCGAGATGGTCTCAGAAGCCCGATAATAAAATGCTGATGGAACTTTTCAGTGAGTTATACACAGCTGTGATCACTTTCAAAGCTGTTCCACAGAGAACACTGTCAGTTTGCCTCCCAAAAATCTTCCCCCGGGGAATTTTAGAAGACCGCCGCGATAAGGGAGGGGGTGTGATATTCAAGACCCCCTCCCTATATATCATTTGATATTATATTGGGTTTTTCATTGTAGAATTTCATAGCAAATGATGATTGCAGCGACAACAGTAAAGTCAAACAATGCAAAAGACGAGCCAAATGCAGAAGTAAAGGCAACTTCAAGCCGCCCAAACACATTCTACATCAGCTCGCCTCTTTATCAGGCATTGCTTTTGTGACTTTGCGATAAATGTTTAGGAAATCGTTCTTTACAATTTCATCAATCGCAAGCTCGACTTCGCGGTCATTCTCTTCCTGACTGAATTGATCCGAAACCTTTGCAATTCGTCCAAGATAAGCGCACGAATTGTAGCCTTTTTGCATGTCGAACAGAAACCACAGAGAGAACTGCTCGAAAGGATCATAAGGATTGTCGAACGTCGTCAGCATTGCGTTATGCATTAAAGCCATTATGCGACACCATCCTTTTTGTGTAAATACTTCGAAACTGTAGACGAAGAAACGCCTAAGGCTGCAGCAATTTCTTCTGTTGTATTACCAGCTTCGTAAAGAGCCTGCATACGAAGAACCTTTGCATCTGAAAGGGTCGTCTTTGTACGAGGCGTAGCCCAAGTTCTCAAGCTATCGAGGTCGGTATTTGCAATAATTTTCTCCAACTGTGTCTTCGAAATTGCACCAGCCTGAATCGCTTCCCATTCCTTCTCTTCCAACTTAATTGCTTGGCGATGCGCGCCTACAGAATTTCGTGCCTCCACAAGCGCCTGTTGAGAAGCCTTCTTAATTTCCCCCTTTGTCATATTCGGATTGCTTTCCTTCTTAGCAGCAACCACGGCATTCGCAATCGTCTGTGCCTGCCGTTCACGAGGGGCATTCAACAGGGCAGTCTTTAGCTTGGCGTCCAAAGAACGAACCTCAGAATCATACTTAGTACGAGCTTCAGGAGAATAGGGGATGTCTTTTGTATTGACGATCTGTAGGCGTGCCTGATTTGCAAGACCTTTCATGGTGTTTGCATAATCAGCATAGGCCTCTTCCATCGAACTACCAAGATCAGAGATTAGGGTACGAGCATCCTTCGTTTCAGCCATCTTTGTGGAAGGCTGTGTTCGGCGGATCGTCTGTCCCTTAGTGTTTACATAAGTCGGTTCGTCGACATCTTTCCATATCAGTTCACCTGTATTCGGATCGATTTTCGGACTGCCTTGACGTTTGGTAACAGACTGCTGAGATTTGGCACGGGAGATCAAAGTCGCAGCACCCTCATGGTAATTACCATTCTCGTCATACGAACCCTGATACTTCTGTTTCAGAGCAGCGATGCCATTGTCGATCTCGCTCTGTTTATAGTCAAGCTTATGCTTGGCAGCATCAATAACTACCATGCTGTGCTTGACAGCACGAGCAAGTTCAGGTTCTGTCGCACCAAGAAGTGTCATGTCGGTAATGAGGTTTGAGATCATACCCATCTGAAGCTGCGTGTTATCGACTTCTTTTCCGTCCGCACGCTTATACTTCATATAGGTCATACCCGGTTTCTCTGCGTATTCCATCTTCGGGTCAAAGCCTTCCAATTCCCGAAGTGGTGGCTTTGAAGTGATGCGTACCCTGGAGGTTGCAGAGTTGCAGGGGATAACCATGACAGTATCACCATCAAAGTCTGCCCCAGACAGACGCTCTGCAACATGAGCATTGATACCGACTGCATCTGCAGAGGTTGTACCGATCATGTTCTTTGCATCTGCCTGACGGTTATTAACTTTCAGGATGGGGATCTCAAATGTTCCACCGTGCGGGTATCGAATCAGAGCAACAGTCTCACCGTTTTTATAGTTCGGCGCATAGATCTCATTGTCTTTCATTGAGGTCACAGGCAGAATGACATGATACTGCTGACGCGGCAGAGCCGCTGCATACAGATGAACCGCGGCCGTATCGCAATCATCGGCAAAGGACTGAAGAAGTCTCTTCTTAACAGTCGGATTCTCAAGTGCCATGATTTCAGAGAACTCGTCTGCTTTATCAGCTTTTGCGACATTCAGCTGTTTCTGTGCAAGATCAAGACTCTGCTTAGAAAGGAACTGAGATGGGACACGGTTTGCCCATTCCGTCCAGTCTGCTTCTTCACGGGTCTTGTTGATGAGAGATAGCTTCTCTTTTCCGTCTTTATCCGTATAGTAGCTCTGACCACCACGCTCTTTCACAAGCGCGCCAAACGGATTGGAAGGATCATCCTTGATAGGCTTCAAAACCTTTTCCAGCGGTGTACCGACAGATTTGTTGGTATTAAAACGAACATCGACGCCCTTCGGAAGATCGTCTGAATAGACAGCCATGCCTTTCAGATAATGCGTGCCATCCACCATGATGCGAACCTGTGCATAGTTGGAATCGCCTAAAGAGAGATCGGCTGCGCCTCTGCGAAGTTCGATCAGACCGTCTTTCTCCTTACCGCCATTTTCTGCATAATTGATCTGAAGACGTTTGGAATCCAGACTTGCAGGATACTGAAATGCCGGTTTGAAGGTATCGCCACCATCATAGGACTTGTAGTCCTTCAAAGAATTGACCTTGTCATACTGAAAGATTTCCTTATGTTCCGTCCCAGGAGGGCAGAGAACTTTCAGGTTTGTCTGTTTGCCAGGATTCGTCGCCTGTGGTACACCACCGCCATACACCTTATAGCCTTCCATCTGAAGAATGTAAAGTGCCTGATTCATGCGTTCTTTTGAAACACCGATTTCCAGTTCAGAGCCAGTACCAACATCGATCATACCGCGGCTATCAACCTGTTCCCGCAGGAAGTCGGCAGTTTTCTGAGCCTGATTCATACGTGCTTCAGAATTTGCATTCAAAAGAGAGCGAACCGAAGATTCAGCAATTCCCATCTCTTCTGCAATCTTATTAGTGCTCATGCCTTTCTCTCGAAGAGCCTTGGCCTGCGCAACGTCAATGCTCCTCCGTTCAGCATTTGCAAGGCTGAGCTGAACTCTCAACTGACTGGTCGTCAACCCCATTGACTTTGCAATCGCGAGATCACCAGTATAGGTTTTGCCGTCTACATCAGTAAAGGTGTATTTCTGATTTCGAAGTTCTTCTACGCGGCTGAGAAAATCACCGGAATGTTGATACGGATTATCGCCAGAACCCCACGGGTATCGACCAGAACGTCGTTTAATGCCATAATGCATCAAAATATCGAGCGCAACCGGATCGTCACATTCCAACATCTCATTTAACCCGAAGAAGCTCTCCATCTCCTGAGCAATCGAGTTCATAAAGATTAAACCTCCTGCTTGTAAATGCGCTGCAGCAACGCTCTTGCCTGACCAACGGTTACGTTAAGCGATTTTGCAATCGCACGATCTCCAGTATAGGTCTTTCCATCGGTATCGGTAAAGATGTAATTCTTTTCACGAAGAGACTCAACACGGTCACGAACTGCAGACAGCTGCTCATCGGAAAGCAGATTCAGATCAAACTTTTCATTTACAGTATTCAGCATAATATTTATTCCTCCCGTTTACGATGTTGTATCAGTAATTTGTTAAAACGAATGATCCTATCACAAATATCCATAATCTCCTGACCGGTCGGATTATAGATGTTGACATCATCGTTCTGATAGATGCGAAGTTCATGATCGATCTCGTATGGAGATACAGCATACTCCAAACAGAAAAGAGCATCATAGATTAGAAGCTGCTCCATGTGCGCCTCAATCTCTCCGCTCTTGTAGTCATGAATCCGAAGTAAATTGTCACGGAATGCAATCGTATCGGCTGTCCCAAAAAAGTCATCGGAATAGTACAGCAGCACTTCCGGATCCATTCGAAAGCCGATCGCGTCATTCACATATTGATTGAGTGTCTTGTGTGAACGAGGAAGCTTTTGTCCGAGACGAATGCAGGTCGCAGCGAACGCATGAAGAACAGTCCCTCTTTCTTTTGCCTTCATATTGTCATAGACTGTGATAAGCTTATCGTCTGTATAGGTCAGCCAATTATACTTACTCGCAGCAAATGTTGCATGTCGTCCTTCAATCCGAGAATGATCGTTCCATTGCATTAAGAACTTCCTCCTTGTTCTCAGGACTGATGAACGCAGCGAACGACATCTTGTTCATCTTCTCAATCCAGTAATCCTGATTCGGTCGATGACTCGAATTGGTGTCCTTCTTACCTTCCAGGGCTGCCCAACGTTCCCCGTTTAAAACGAGAAGATCAGGAATACCTTGCGGAGGCGGATTGATATGGAGCACGATTGCCCCTGGAAGTCTCTCGCGAATCTCTTTAATAAGCTTCGTCTTGAATTTGTTTTCCAGCATGAGATTGTTAAACCTCCAAACAAAAATTAAAGAGAGAAGCATATATTGCCTCTCTCTTCATAAAAGGGCATGTTTTTCGCGCGTAGTCAGTGACATCAAGAAAAAGACGTTTTCCGAACTTTTCACGCTGTGCCCTGAATCTGGAAATTTTAATCTAGGTTTGTTCTCGTTAAGCTAGGTTAGATTTTTCGGATTTTCAATGTCTCACCGAATTTCCTCAAAATCGACAAAAATCGCGCTCTGCCCACTTTTTTGAAAAATCCCTTATTACTATAACAAAAATTTTTATCTAGGGTTAATAAGAAAAAAAGTGGGAAAGTGGGCAGAAAACCCCAAACCCATTGAAAACACTAGGTTTTTTGGCTTTTCAAAAGTGGGCAAAAAGTGGGCAGAAAGTGGGCAAATGGCCATTTTTGGACAAAAATTTTCAAAAATTCTGAGCCCAAAACACACAAATTTTGTACTTTGCCCAGTTTTGCCCGGGTTGTGCCCACTTTTTATTTGACTAAAGTGGGCAGAAATTTTACCCCTTTTCTCACCAAAATAGTAAAAAGAAAAGCCCCTGTGAGGTTCACGAAGAACCCCACAAGAGCTATTAGAATTAGCGAATGACTTTCAAAAGTGCTTCTTTGATTGCGTCTGTCAATTCCAATTGCTGTGTTCCAGTCAGTGCATTCGATGTACGAATGAGAACTGTTCCGACGATATAGTGCCCGCCAGAAGCTAACATACCACCGTCAAACCCAGCCAGATATGCATCTCTGTTTTGGACATCACGCTCATTTGCAAAAACCTCAATGCATCCGCCAGCGTCTGTTCCAATATCAATAAGTCCTTCAAACCCCGGTTCAATATACACCTTATCGAGATCAACAAGCGTATCTCTGAAGTATATTGCACTCGTATATCCGCCCTGCTTGTTGAGTTGACCGTTCACATCCGTTTCTTCTGTAACAGCTTCAATTTCAGTAATTGTATCAACCATCTGGAGTCGATCAATTACAAAATCTTGATCAGGGTTTGTAACTTGCTTTAGACTTTGAATACTATCTTGATAGACAGACAATGCATTCTTTATTGCGGTCTCGTTCTTTGAATAGTCAGGAATACTTGGCGTAGACGGTACTGTCAAAGTATTGACTTCAGCTAATTCCGTTTCAGCAGTAGACTTTAATTCTTTCAACTTAGCGGTCTTGGCTTCAGAATCTATCGTTAATGTAGGTAGTGGTTCAATAGAAACTGGTGGTGTGGCTTTTACATTTTGCGCCTCAGAGATCTCGGCTTTCAGGTTGTCCAGCGTACTTGAATCATATGGTTCTTCGCCCGCATTGATTACAGTTTGCGCTTCATCAATTACACCATCTAAACTTGACACAGCTTGTTCAATTTGAACGCACGCATTATTGTATGGTACAATGTCGGCATTATATGATTCTGCAGCTTCGTTATAAGCCGTTACAGCTGCTGTAGCCTCTTCAAGAGCCTTATCGTGGCAGCCGGTCAAGGATAAAAGCATAAGAAATGCAGCAAGCCAAATATGTAACTTTTTCATGAAACTTCCTCCATTGTCTATATGATACCTATATCATAGCTTAAATCCTGTCACTCTTCAACCATCTGGTCCACTTCTTTATCCCATTTTTCAAGGTCAACGCCATAGTCCAACAACTTCTCTGTACACAGGAATGGGGTATCAGATCCTTTCATCTCATACCGCTTTGCCAGCTGCTCCATGTACGGTCGGAATCCAAAGTACACTCTGCGCATGCGTTCCATTCCGAAGCCGAATTCTTCATGCATGAACCAAAGGAACATAGCATCGATTTCCATCATGTTCTTTCGGCTCCACTCGGCAAGCTGAGATCGGACTTCCCGCTCCATGGCTTCTTGTTCCTTTTTATTGAGCTGACAACCGAAAATGGATTTTCCGCTTCGTTTGAACACAGGCATCAAATATCGCCCTCCTCCCGTTTTTTGCTTCTTTCTTCATCAAACTTACCATCGGGATACCGTTTGGCAAGCTTCTCCTGGTTCATAGCCATAATTTTACCGAGAGGATATCCGAACAGATGTGCCATATAGGATACATACCAGAGAACGTCTCCAAGCTCTCGTGCCAGATGCTCTGTATCAATTGCATGTCCATGGTATGCATACTTCTTGACAAGCTCAGATGCTTCTCCGGCTTCACCGCACATACCCATCGCTGCATAGATAACGTCCAGCAGGTAATCATGATGATCGGGAGCATACTTCAGAACGTTTTGCTGATATGCATCTGCATCATTATCAATGACCTGTCGTAGAGCTTCTTGTCTTCTTGCCAGCTCTTTCATAAGTGAATCATTGAGGCTCTCCACATCTCGAAGTTTTCTCTCCAGATACCGAACCCTCTCAGAAGCGCTCTCAGCCCTCTCTTTGGCTTCTTTTGCTTCTTTCTTTGCATTGGCAGCTCGATCATTGGCAGACTGGATCTTGGCGTCAGCGTCCTTCAGAGCCGCCGAAAAGGTATTCATACAGTGGCAACGAATATCCGCTTCTTGTTTAGAACATGTATCTTTAAGCTGCTCGTGTTTGTTTTTCCAATAACGAATTTCGTCTTCTTTCTTCGTAAGATCCGAAGCAAATTTAGCGCAGTCATCTTGCAGCTTGGCAATGGAAGTATTCAGTACATCAATTTGATCTGCCGATTCTTTCCCTGTCTCAGACTCATTAGACTCACCCTTATAGATCATAGTCGAGATTTTCTCTTGGAGTGCATGGGCTTTATCTGCCCAATATTTGGTTCCTTTAGTCTCGTCAGCAAGGGCTTTATTAAGCTGATCAATAGAATCATTCAGAACCTCGATCTTCTCTGATGACTCTTTCATCGCCACACGAAATTGGCTCAGCTCAGTCTCAAGTTTCAGAATACAATCAGCCTGCTGCTTTTTATCGTTCCGCAACTGATTACGCTGGTGATAGAGGAACACATTTTCTTTTTGCAGTCTTGCCATCTCATCGCGAAGATTTTTCATTCTTCTAAGAATCTCGTCATCGGATACAGCCTCGTTTCGTCCGACGTCAAATAATGCGTCCACCAGCCTGCGCAATTCGATAGCTCTTTCACAGCCGCCATGCATTCTGTTGATAGTGGCAGAAAGTTCAGAATTCGCGTGTTCAAGCTCTAGAATATGCTCCTGCTGAAGGATGTTATCGCGCTCAAGTTCTTTGCAACGATCTCGCATCTTGAGATAATCTTCCGGGGTCAGTTTCATCACATCAATTTCGTCAGGGTTCATTCTGCATTACTCCTTTTATTATAAACTACGTTTCTTTCAAGAAAATTTGTGCATTTCAACATTGGGACTTCGATATACGACAGGCTTTCAATAGGAACAATCGATCCTTTAATAGCTGATTTACTTCCCTCATTACTGAAAACCTTAAAATTGTTGAACTGCTTCTGAATATCCGTAAATTCGTCCCGATGTTTACAGACATCCTTATGAGCGCAATTCTCACACATAACGGTATTACTCATTCTTCTCTCCTAACTTAACACCAAATGCCAGAATCTTAATCATGGTGTCAATTCCAAGAAGAATATAAAACGCGGTCGGAGCATCAAGCCGAACTCCGACCCATACAAGCAATCCAATAATGATCATCTTTTATTCCTCCGAAGGCTTATTGTACTTATCGAGTGTCATGAATCCGACCACATCTGGAATCGGGGGCGTCTGCAAAGACAGCAGTCGTGTCACATTTTCTGCCGTATGTCCGTCCCATTCTGGTGCCCGCTCAACCTCTTCACAGTCGAACAGATACCAGTCATCATCGGGATAGTGATATGTGTACTGCCCCTGTGGTGTCTTGATACCGACGATGAACCACCCACCGCCAAAGCAAGGTTCACCATCCGAATGACATCTGGACTTCCATGCCAGGTCACGATATGCTCCAACCAGAGCCGCAAACAGGATACAGCGCTGCTCATACAAACAGCCAAATGTGTGATACCCATCACTGACATCATCAGTTTCCAGCTCGACGCCGTATTTTTCATTGAGATATGCGAGATGCTTGCGAATATCAATCTGCGCCATTTTTTATAACCTCCATTTCCTTTCGTTTCTGGTATTCAACATCGTTGATTTCGACTAAATCATCTTCTTCATGCTTGTCATATGGAATTGTGCCACACCACCCGGTGATTGTATCAAAGATACATGCAAGCTGCTGGCGAATATCAATCAGTAGCATTGGCAGTCATCTCCATTTCCTTTCGCTTCTGGTATTCAGTGTCATCGATTTCAACCCAATCTTCTTCGCCCTCTTTGAAGAACCGGTTGATCTCTTCACGATCTCCATTTGGCTTCTTGACATACCAAATTGCGACTGTATCAAAATCGCCATTGTGCGGATCCGTCAATGCCTCAGAACAATAAACCATATATGGTCTGTCCGACGGCATGTATGGCATTGTGATTGGGAATTTCTCATTGAGAATTTTGTCAATCAGACCATTGTGCCAGGTAATGTCGGGATTATTCTCGTCAATACATACGAATCGGTTGATGTCTTTGTATTTGACAGTCCCATCGTCATAGATGTACTTAAATAGGCTGTGCATTCGCTTACACTGCTGTGTGGAATACCCGATCTCATACTCATACCGACCACAATCATTCCAAATGTCCGGAGTATCTTCAATCGGTGTCAGCACCTTGCCGTCGATCAAACGGTTGAGAATATATTTGGTGATCATGATGCTCGCGCCACTATGCTCGTCGTCTAAAAGGCTCTTAAATGCTTTGAGTGCGCTTGCATAGCAGGCACATCCGTAATTGAATTCATCATCGAATTCTTCCTTGGGGCGGTTTCCACGGTTCCGCTTGCATGCGAGTTCAATTTCTCGTTTCGCCCATTCAAACATAGTTCTGTTATACTCCTTCTTAAATAGTTCAAGGCAATACTGGCTTTTTGTGTTTCCACGCGCAACTACAAAATTCTTGATCAGTCTGGAGAGGCATTTCATTAGTCATTGATCTCCTTTTTAAATCCTGTGCATTGGGATATGTCGTGAACAGTCTTTCTTTCTGAAATGCATTCCAAACAAGTAAGCTGTTTACTGCACCCAGCTTTACAAAACTGGCACAAGCATTTTTCATTGCCAAACTGACAATTACCATTTGAGGTGTTTATCAATCCGGAGGGCCGTTCCACCAGTCGTTCATCTCCTTATAACCTTCTTCTGTCATAAACACGGTCTGTTTGCCTGTTTCTTCATCATAGAGTGAGACCGGCAGACCCTCTTTGATTTTATCCACTTCCTTCTGTGTAAACAGGATGAAGATTCTATCATTCTGCCTTGCCATCCGAAGTGTCTCCTTTCCCCTGTGACCAAAACTTCTTTTTAAGTTTTCCAATTGTATCTGTGGCAATCTCACTGTTCGATGTTACATTCTGAATGTAGTCTACACGACCATACTGATTCCACTCATCGACAATCTTGAAATCATTTGGCGGTGTAGAAGTATCGACCTTTCTAAGTTGTTCATACAATTCCATCAAAACTGCTTTGGATTTATCAGGAGAATCAGAACTTTGAAGTTTGCTAAGTGCACGTGCAATGATTTCATCTGTTGCTGGAATCGTAAGCGTTTTATTCAGGTACTCTGCACCGCCTGTAATAATCTCCGAATACGGCAGACTTTCGATCCAATCACATAACGTATGCCATTCGTCAAGCTTGTGATGTCTACGAGATTTGTAGAGATTGGCAAGCACCTCATAGCTAAGCATGATCGTACGCTTCTGGTTATAGGAAGTGGGAAGAAGCTGAATCATCTGCCACCAATATGTTTTGTCTTTGGTCTTCAAATACAAATCTCTATAGGCATTCAGGCATTCAATGACTTCTGACAGGGTTTGCGCTGGATTTGGACGAAAATGCTGTTCCTGAGTCTCCATTCGTGCCAGATTATGAGTTGCAATAGCACCTGCAGAGTTTATCAGTTTGTCATCACTGAAGTCGTCAAATGTGAACTCCTTCGCTGCAATCTTGTGCATTGTGGAGCAAGAATTGGCGACCGTACCAACCTTATACGTATCGAACTCCTTCCACCAATACAGCGGAGCAGTAATATCCATATACACAATGATCATGCGCATGAACTTACGATGATCTGTACCAGCGTTACGAAGACGAGTCATGAGATCCAGATCGTTTGAGCCCAGGACATACTTATCAACCAGATATACTTTCGTAGGATCACCTGACAGATCATGGCATTCCAAGGCTTCGGACTCATAATGACTGTCGCTCTGATCCCAAGAGTTCATAGGATTACGCATCCCTCGGACGGCTGCCTCCCAGCCAACGACTTCTGTTTTTTCGATTTTAAGCATTGCTGTTTTTCTCCTTTTGCGTTACCAGTTTCTTGTAAAGTTCAAGGGCTTCATCCCCTTGAAATGCATTGATGATCTCAATAGATTGATTCTTTCTTTTTCTGCCGACGATCAATACACCGGTGTCTTTAGCGGAAAAACTAATGCTGACCAAAAGGGTATCGCTAAGATTTGTCATGTTCTTTCTCCCTTCATTAAATATCGACCTTAATATCTTTCAGCATGTCGATATACTCGTCGAGATATTGCAAAGCATTAGTGCATGCTTCACGATCAGGCATCTTATCCAATTCATCGATTACATGCTGGATATCCCCGATCTTCGTCATCAATTCTCTAACCGTGATTTTCATAGTCTTTTCCATTTCAAATTAGGCTGCTGTTCGGAATGCATCTCCATCAGCGACTTCGTAATATCACTGTTTAATACAGATAATCCGTGATGAACATTGCTAGTTTCAGAGTCAGACATATGAGACTCCATATCACCATTCATAATGAGTTCCACATATTCATTTAACTGCTGAATAGCGTCTAACGTTTTATGCTTGTACCATTCTTCTCGCGTCATATTGTTTTCCTCCTAAACTAGCGGTCTATTCTACAAACGGCAGCTCCTTGGCATGGAACCCAGCAGCTCCCTTATGACCTCCACCGCCATACTTCTTGCAGATCACGCTGACATCCACACTGGTCGAATACATGCTGACAATCCATTCCTTACCGTTAAAGGCAAACGCAATGAAAGCATCATATTTTCCGTCAGGCAGTGACTTGAAATACTCGCTGCTGCAATTGCTGAGATTGAGTGCAAAGCATTTAAGTCCTTCAAATTCAGTCTCAAAGCCAAACCGTTCCAAATATCCCTTTGCCCAACTGTCACGGTATTTGAGCATATGCCCGCCTTCGATGACCATATAGGTTTCAAGGCTCACTTCGCGTGATTGCGCACGACCGAATTTCAACCATTTGGGACTCTGAGGAGCAAAGTTGCCGCAGTTAAATGCGGTGATAAAGTAGCGTGTCGTATCGCCGAAATCGAACTTCCAGACATCCCAGTCTGCAATCAGCTTTGTGAAGAACGGAGCATCCTCTGTCATCTTAAGATCAAACGGATGAACTTCGCCGCGTCCGCCATTTGTCATGTGAGTGAGATAGCAGTATGTCAGCATGCATCCAGCAATTCCGTCATACCGAATACCGCGAATGTCATACTCAAAGTCCTTATAGCGTTCAATCGCTGTCTTGTGATGATCGATCCAGGTGACATCCTGTGTGATCTTCAGCAGCTCCCGCATTTCATCAGGCGTGATCGAGTAGTCCACAATATAAATCTGCTCGTCAGGCTGAATCGTATCCATCGGGAACTGCTTCTCATAGCTCATCTCGATGAATTCCATGTTCTCAGTGTGAGGTGCGAGACGAGTTCTGTAGTACACCCAGAATCCTGCGCACTTTCCGTCTGCATCATTATGATAAAAGCATTTCATTAGTTGTCCTCCTCAGGCTCATATGTAATTGTCGTCTCTGCAATTTGCTTACACAGTTCTCTCCAGCAAGCATTGTGAACGGTCAGTCTTTGCCAGCAAATATTGCCGTGCAGTACCCAACGAAGTCGCTTAACCTTGAACTCAGACACATTTTTATATGTCTCGATAGGTCTACCGCAAATGTCACAAAACACCTTTGTCATTTGTCATTCTCCTTATTCACAATCTTAACTTTGTAGCCAAGCTTCTCCTCGATCTCGGAGAGTGTCATTTCGTGAACAGCAGGCTCAGTTACAATATCGAACACAAATGCTGGAGTATCAACGCCTCTCGACTTTGCCAATCTGTCAGTGTCTTTTTGTAACTTCACAATAGGTAGAGGCGAAATGAATATGTCAGGATTGTAACTTATATTGACTCCAGTGCCGCAATAATTCCAGTTCGGAACATTGCCGTTGCGACGATACCGAGAATTTTCATCGTATGGCTCTGGAATTCTGAATGTCGGAAACGGAAAATCGACTTTAGGGAATATAACTTTGTGCACCCCTTTTTCATCTTCATAGGAATAAACAAGGCGCATAAACCAATTATCGAATCTCCCTCTAAGAACGTGCGCGTCGATAAGATGCGGGCTTTGCATTATAAATCCTCCTCGCATGAATGCTGTCTGGCTGTCAACATGATCCTGCTTAACTGAGCTTCTGTTGTAGCAGCTTGCAACTGTGAAATATAAATAGGCGCATAGTAGAGCTCTCGTGCAGCACGAATAGTTGCATTTTTCAAATTTCGGAACTCACGACTCTTAGTCGGTTCTGGATCTCGCAGGGGTCTATCCTTTGATGCATGTTCCCATTCGGCTTTATGATCTCGAAGGTAGTTCGTCATGGTAGATCGCTTTGGTACCGGAATACCGACTTGTTCACTGTGTGCGCAAATCCGCCCATAGATTTCCGAGCGATGAAATCCTTTACATGCCAGATCAAGTGCAAAACCGTGCCAGTCCCATTGCATTGGACTCATTTCGCCATCTCCTTTTGGTGTTTATTCCACGCACAGATGGTTGCGTGTTCTTCATCACAGAATTTGATCGCAGTCGGATCCACACGTCGAATACCATCATCAAATTCTACGATACCTACAACATAGCTAATGACCCCAGCTGGGGGAGAGCCAATTGTTAAACCAGCAGGGACAGGCTTACTGAAATGCTCCCAGCAATGAAAATATCCAAGCTCGCTTTTGACCTTGCAGAGTCGAAGTTCATTTCTGAGTGTAAAAGTGGTTTGCGGTGTCGCCATTACCATACCCTCCTTAATCCGTCATTGCTTGATACAATTCCAACATGGCCATATTCGGAGCAGACCTCATCACTGAGATTTGCTACATATACGAGAGGTTCACCTGCTTCGAGCTCTTTACGATCTCGCTCCCATTCGCCCGTATAAGGTGAAACATACAGGAACGTCAACATTCGACCGAACGGAACACGACAATCGTCAATCACATGATAGACAAGATTGCCAGACTGCTTTTCAAACTCCCGTACTCGGTTCTGCTGCTCATCAGTAAGCCACCAACAGAGAATACCGTATCTGGAATAGCTCACAAAATCTGCTTGCTTGAAATCGTCAATACAATTTGGGTGAATATGAAGAAGCTTCATTCGAGCGATGGCCTCTTCCTTCATCTGTTCTTTGATTGAATTTGACATGTTAATGTCCTCCTTTGCCTATGATTTGATGTATAAATTCCAGAAAATATATTGTGAGAGTGCCTGGTATGTCTCCTGCAGCGATTTGTTGTAAAATACGACATCACAGATATCTGTATTAAAATACGCTCTATCGCCCTCCAGACGCCTCACAATGGCATCTTCAGGATCTCCACGTAGGAACATTCTCTTTTTTCTTGCGGGCTCTGTTGCCCAAATACCGATAACACGGACGTGTTTCGAACCGTGATAGTGTTCTTTGAAATAGGCTACACCAGCAGGATCAATGAGATAAATATCATTGTGTTCGACCTGCATTGCCGTCGCAGCATATCGATGCTTGTCGAATTCTGTGTAACCAACCAGATCTTTCAACTGGTCAAATTCCTCATCAGAAACGAAGATATGGCCTTTCTCACCGGAATGCCTCGGCTTTCTGGTTGTGTAAGACTCAATCGCAGTCATGCCAAGTGATTGCTCCAGCATCTCAACGAGAGTTGTTTTTCCGCTGCCAGAGGGTCCAACGATTAGGAAAATATAGTTATTCATTGTTCATCCTCCTTTTGCTTGCTTCCGCCAGCGTTGATGACTTCGCCGATCATTCTGGCGGTTAATTCCACGGCAACGCCTTCAGATAAACCTGTTTCTAATAATGAGCTATAAAATATTGCTGTCATTTCAGCCAATGCGCCAACTGATCGAATGAAATTGCTTAAATCCTCCATAGTTATATGTCCTTTCATAAAAATAAAAGCGAAGACGCCTTGTATCAGACGTCTCGCCTTTTCGGTTAGAAGATTTTAATTCCTTCTCTTTCCAATGTGTCTTTGAAGACCGCGCAACTTTCAATCGAGTTCCGTTTTGTGGATTCCATAAATTCACGCTTGAGACCGTGACGATTCGTGATCATGTACACATGCTCGATGCTCGGATTGATAACCTGCATCATGCGTGCAATACGCTTGACTTCCGAAGTGTCCGCTCGTTCATCGTAAATTGCGAAATACCGCAATACTCGATACTGGTAACGTGCATCTCCAATACCATAAAGAATAATGTTGTTCATAAAATATCAACCTCCTTCATAAAGGCGATTGTTTTCTACGCGCAAGGTCAACTAAATACTGCGCTTTTCGTATTGCCCAAGGGTTATCCAATGGGAGGCTCATACCCGTCGAATGGTCAAAGTCTATAAATGCGTCATTTAACGGGCATTGCATCGCCAACTGTGGATAGTGCTCCTGAAGTTCTTCAAGCTCAAGAGCCCATCGTGACCATGTGGCATCGTCAATCAGATTCTCATTGAGCTTGTAATAGATTACGCTATGCACCAGAATCTGGCGTCTTCTTCGACTAATCAATTCTTTGATCTTGCTGTCGCTCATGAAATTTGTATCCACAAGAATAGCCCAGCCTTTCGAAATAAACCTCATACCATTTATGAGGACGGTTTACATAAGTAACGACGCATGGCTCCGGATCACTCAAAGAACAGCAATAAGGTCCGAATATAATGTATCGTTCCATACGGCGATCACCAACTTTTGGAATTTCATCTATTTCCCGAAGTAGATTCCGCCGCACTCGATCACATCCGTTCCTTGCGAAAATTCGGCACACCAAATGTATTCACTTGTTAAGTCACTATGTTGTCCTTCAAGAACCTCCCGTGCAATTCTATACGCTCTCTCTACGGCATGCTGCTCTTCTGGGAGACTCGCTTTATCCGGCCACACAACACCTGTGACAGAATATAATCCCCACTGAGGAGCAGGATCACCATCGATCAGGATCTCCTCAATGGTCGTTCCCTTAAACCGAGGATCGTTGACGCGGTTCAGAACAACATCAGCAACTCTCCTTCTACACATATCGCAGCAAGTATCACCGCCTGCTTCCTGATAAATCACACAAGCGAGAAGTTCTACGTCATGCTCGTCTACAGGAATATGGGCTTCCGTGTGATGTTCAAGCACAAGATCAGCGACTACTTCTTTGACATCTGAATTCTCTTGGAGAACTGTTGGATTTGCTTCAGCATAAACTAAAGCTGTCAGTTGAGCTTTGTTTTCTTCTGATATAGAGATTGTCTGCTCATACTTTTCCCTGGTTCGAATGGCTTCGATCTCTGCTTCCTGGATCATCTTATTTGCCTGATGTTTTACGATGCCGATGCCGACATAAAAAATGACCGCCAATAAGACGGTCAGAATCAGAATAAGTTTGCAATAGAAACTATTTGAACGGTATCTCATGACGATTTCTCCTTCTTAAAATATCCTGCACGCTTTGTAAACGCACCTTCGTTAAATGTTTTCTTGTCCATCAAGGCACGATGGATTGCTAAATCGATTCCGCTTCGACTTCTCAGGTGATAATAGTAGAGATCTTGGTAAGGGGTGTTAAGGCGATTGATTCGACCTTCGGCTTGGTGCTGCACTTTGTAAGAATAGTTTTGCGAGAAAAATATAATCGTGTCTGTCGTGATGCAATTCCATCCTTCACAACCTGCCGTGTACTGAACCAAATAGACCCATTTGTTACTGGTAGGAAGTGCATCATGTTTATGCCCATTCCATTCGGCGATTTCGGTTCCTTCTTCATATCCGATCTCCCTCAGAATCTCCAACTCATAGTCGAAGTTATAGAATATAATTGCTTTTGGATGATCTTCCAGAATCTCCAGCACCGCAATCTGCCGGGAATCATCCGAATTTACAACCTTTCGCCATGCATAGCACAGCTCGGACGCTGTCTCAATCGGCTTTTCCAGCCATGGATTCCAACGAGTTCGCGTTAGTTCTCGATAAGCAGAAATATCATAGGCAACAAATACATCTTCATGATGCGGGATTGTTGTTCTTTGGTCGTCCATCTGAACCAGCACTCGATCCCGAAGTCGGATAAGACGATTGGTGTTAAAATATCCACGAATCTTTGGAAAACTGACTCGCGGATCCCAGATGACATGCTCATCATAGAACTGCGTCCGGTTTTTGTAGAATCCATTGGCAACGAATACTGGGATATAATCCTCCCACTTATCGCCAGGAGTTGCTGAGAGCAGGATCCAATGATTCACCTTTGTGATTTTCAGGAAGCTCTTGACCCATTCTCCGCGACCAACAACACGCTGCTCATCAAATATAAAGAATGCACCCTTGACATTCTTGTACTTGTGAATGTTGTTCCAAGAGTCGATGACAACAGAATGCTTAAATGCATCATTCTCTGGATTTGTGGACATACGGAAATTAGCTAGTTCAGAATCCCACTCAAATGTGTCGCGTTTGCGGGCAGTTGTGATGATGTAGAGATCTTCAATTTTTGGCGGCATCTTCCAATATACGATTGTATCCCCGCCTCGATTTTGCTGGAGACAGTAGTACGCGAGGGATGTTCTGGATTTACCACTTCCGACATCGCCGCAGAGGATGCAGCCATTGTGCATTTTTTTGACTGCTTCAAGCTGGAAATCGTAAAGGCTGATCCCGCTCATTCTTTTTCCTCAAATTTGACTGGACGATGGGTATATTCATTGACTGGATTGTTGAGGCACTCGTCACATGGCTCATCCTGTTCAGTCTTTTTCAGATACTTGCATTTCGAGCAATAAGGATCAAAATACACTTCTTTATAGTTGGAAACCATATAAACATCTCCTCTCAGTTTTTGTGATTATCACAAGCGCAATACACGATCCACGCCATAGTGGAAATGAAACCGACAAGCTTCCAATGTCCATCGGTCCATGTCATTAAGGGCTCTGGAAATTTTTGAAATAGTAAAATCAAAGTCACAACAGTAAGATACAGGCAGATTTGCTTAACGACGTTACGCATGTCAATAGCTCCCCCTTGGCAGTCTTTTTGGCTCCGGCAAATGGATCGTCCATGCTCCATCTTTTTCAGGTCGGATAGACATACCGATTGTACCAGCCCAGCCTCTTTTTGTATCCTCATACGAGCTCGATTTTACACCAGCAATTTCCTTCACCTCTGCAACAGTAATTAGACCGTAGAGCTGAATCAAGTCGCAAATATCATGCCACGCCTTTTCGCAGTCTTCCTGGGTAGCGAAGCTCCAGTCATAGGAATAACTACAATGGCTCTTTCCATATAGAAAATTCGAAATCTTATTTGAGACACGATTCGCGCAAGCCTTGCGGATCTCATCAACGGACATCATTTTTTCAATAGCGTGCGTAGCTCCAATGATAAATCCTAAAGTCAGTCCAAGACTGAATACAAAACGGTTTTTCATAGCGGTGAAACCTCCAAAATATAAGTCGGGAGCCCATATTTCAGAGCTCCCGAAGTCTGTAGTTTACTGCTCGTCGTACTGGGCATAGGCGTCTGCCCACGGATCTTCTTCCTCGATTGTTACGTGAAGCACCTTCAGATAAGCCTTATATCCAGACTTGCCGTTGACTTCCCAATAACGGGGGCGAACTGTCATATCGGCATTGATGATGCGGGCGCGATCCAGTGTTGCGACCGTGTCCTCATTGAGTTCTCGTCTCGTCTTACCCGCATAGACGCAAATCTTCGTCGGGTAATACTCATTGAACGCGACCTTGACATCCATATACCAACGCGGTTCATCGTCTTCGTTGCGCAGCTTTCCCTCGCGGAGCTTCCAGCCGTCTGCCAGCAAGGAATTTGCCAACTCCGAATCATCAATACGAACGGTGAAGTAGCGATTGCCTTCACGATTGTAGTCTTCCGCACGACCGGCAAAATTGCGCTTTACAATCTTTGCGCCCTGAATGTTAAGGGGAGGGATGTTACGAACGTTTTCCATAGTGTTGAAACTCCTTTTCAAAATATAAATGTTGATTTATCTGACAGCGAATGCTTCGCCGTTTGACCAAGGTTCCTCCGCAGTTTCCCACGGAGGCGTGTCTTCTTTTCCGTCAATGAACCAGTCTGCATCACCGAATTTAGCAATCGCAGCTCTGGCATCATCGACAAGTGCGTCATAATAAGAAACGTCGATGCACGCTTCCTTCTCCAGAAGCCGCACCGACTCAGATTCCAGCCACCGATAACCTTTTGATCCGGTAGCTGCCGCATATCCTTTTTCTCCGGTTGTCTTGTTTGTTGTTTCGCGCATCAGCATGCCGCCACCGCATCCAGCTTTGATCGGGCAGAACTGACCAACTCGTCCGACATAAATATAATTGTGCTCGTCAGGAGGAAGGTTCTCATTCATGTCCAGTGAGAGCGAGGATGTTACCGACTTTGTTTCACAGAGATCCCCAAACTCGATCGGTTCATGTGAGAAGAGTGTCTTGAATACATACGGAACTGCAAACTGTGTTCCCGTTGCAGACCATTCATTCGGATGCTTTCCGTTCTTCTCGGGAATATATCCGTACTCGTTTTTACACCATTCGGGGTCTGCGTACTTGGCAATCAGCACAGCATTATTGACGAGGCACATTTTCTCGTAGGTCGATTCGTGCTCGAAAATATAACCGTACTGTTTCGCATAATCAAAGCAGAACTGGATGATCTCCTGTGTTGCATTCGGAATCTTAATTGAGTCTGTCTTGATGTGAGCGACCGTGAATCCACGGGACTGTACCTCATTCCGGAGATTGATCATGAACAAAGCACCACGCTTTGCGACGATGTTGTCCACGTTACGCTTGTCACGGAACGGATTGTCAAACTTTGCCGATGTGAGGCCATAAACAGAGTTAATGACCGTTTTCAGGGCTAGAGCCAGATCATCGGTCGTCATCTCACCCCGTTCAATCATATCAATGGCTTCGTTCAGACTACCATTCAGCATGGACCGCGCCTTATCAAGCTCTCCATGCTTTATGGCAACACGGGCGTCTTTGATCTCTTCAAAGCGCTTCGTATATATGGGGCCGAACAGCTGCTCTGCAATGATCGAACTTGGGTGCATAGACGCAACATCCAAAACCACAACATTTCGGTGCATACCAGGTTCCGCATAAACATAGCCGCCTTCGCCAACCGTCTGCTGATCAGGATTCGGGTTGAGTGCACTCACATCCCGATACGTCGATTTCCCATACTCATATTTGTATCCGGGAAATACAGGTCGATTCTGATCATCAAACAGGTTGTACGTATCGCACTCAGATTTGAATGGCAGATCTTTTTCCGGAGGCCAAATCCACGAATGTGTTGGAATGGACGTGTCGCCCATATCACGGTAGTTGAACTGGCTTTGTGGATGCTTCTCCTTGCCAAATATAATTCGGGTGGAGAGACTGTTCGTGGTGTCGTTCGGCAGCATACCTGCAACTTTCGCCAGAACCAACCGTGCATTCCAGTCCGCCTTGAGATGATCGAACGTTGCCTCCGTTGCAATCACATCGTTCTCGCAATACTCGGCGACCTTATCCCACATGTTTTCTGGAACCGGCTGATCCCACGGCAAACCAAGTTCCTGATGATGAATACCGAGTTCAATCTCGAATTTCTTCAGGCTCTTTTTGTTTACAGCCGATGCGAAGTCGTAAATATCTGTGTACGAGATATTGTATGCCTCTCCGAACAAATCACCGTTGTTGTGGTCATTGATGATTCTGGAAGATAGTTTGAAGATCTCCATCGGGCTATAACCGAGCATTGCTGCGTACAAGATATGATTATCGTACCGGCGGTTGTTAAACCCGACCAGCTTATAGTGGAAGAGTTCTTCAACCTCACGGGGTTTCGGATTTACCATTCTGACGCAAGAATGTCCAGGGCCCTGAATCTTCCAAACAATCAGGAATAGGTTCGGGAATACTTCGACATCGAAGAATATAATTGGGTCGTTCTCATTGGACGCAATCGGATCTGCCGGATCATCAGACTTGAAGTGCATCTTGGTCGCAAGCTTCAGGCAATAGTCCGACTGATTCGTACTCTTCATGGCAAAGTTGATGACAGCGTTCTCCATATCTCCAACATCATAATGCATTCCGCTTTTATAAGCGTCCTCCAGCACTTTGTAGATGAAATCGATATTAGATCGTGTATCGCCATGGATCTCTTTGCGTAAACATTTCTGAATTGTGGTGCGGAGACCTTTCTCACTCTGTACCACATTCGGATCAATCATTGGTTTCTCTCCTTTCAGTGGAAGACCTGAACTGAGCGTCGCAATCGGAAGATTATTGCATTTGGTGAGCTTTCTGCGAAGAGAACTCTTTCCACTAAACACCTTCACTTCGATATGATCGGCATAAACAGAACTGAGTTTGGAGACATCTCCTGTGTAAATATAATGCAGATGAATACCTGCACCGGATTTACTGAGCTCTGCATACGTCGATGGCCATTTCGACGCTTCTTTCAGATTTCGTTCAAATGATTTTTTTCCATCATCGCCCGGAATATCAAAATCGATGACAATATGATTTTCAGGGACGCGGACATAGTGTAATTTTTGTGTATCAAGTTCATGAAGAGTGGAGCGAACCTCAGACCAGGGCTGCGTTGGGGTTTCTTTTGCCGTTGCATACTGCGCAGGGCAATCCGCACAGATCTCATCAAACCGTGATTTCTGTTTCAGAAACTCGATTCCAGCAGGTTCGGCTTCAGGAAGAATCCCAACATCTTTACCATCAATCTTGTCTGCTCGGAATCCCTGATAGAAACTACGAACCCGATTTCCGTCCGCTGCATTGTAACGATCGGAATACTCTTGGAAGTAGTTCTTCAGTTCTTCTTTGAACAAACGCTGTGAGAGTGGATAAGGCACATTTGCATCCTCACAGTATGTACGGTACATTGCCCACGCTGCTTTGAGTGTTGTCGAATCCTCAGACTTGAATACGTAATAGCTGTCGAGAATATAATTGTAAAAATCGTTAGAAGCACCAAGCATCCCGAGTGGAACGTAGTCATCATAACGACCGGGATTTGAAAGATATACCTCCTGACAATGATAGGCAATCGCGCCTAATTCAAATGCGATCTGCTTTGTCACAACCTTATACTCTTTCGGGGACAGCTTTTCTCCGGATGGGGATACATCAATCAGCCGTCGAAGTAGACCTGATTTTGCATCCGTGATTTTTACCGGTTTATTAGTGCCCATAAAGAGAAAGGCTTTGAATTGATTCGAATAGGTTGGACGGAACTTCTCATTGACAGTCATGATCTCATGAGAGACAAGCGAGTTCAGACGAGTATTATCTTCGATGCGCGACAAGTCACCATCATGCTGGATAGCAACAAGCGGATTTGTCTTAAAGGCTTCCAGCGCAAAAGCATTCGAAGATGAACCGAGTGCTTTGGCATCAAACACCGAGTAATAGCCTTCAAAGAGCTGCTGAATAATGTTCAGGACAGTGGATTTGCCTGTGCCCGCAGCGCCATACAACACCATGAACTTTTGCAGCCGCTTGGATTCACCAGATACGATTGAACCAATTGCCCATTCGATCTTCATCCGCTCTTCCGGAGAATATAAAACAGACATCAGACGATCATATGCATCATGGCTGCCTTGCTCCAATGGGTACGGAAGACGTTTGCTGGCATAATCCTTTTTACTCGTCGGCATATTTGAGAATATCAATTTCTCATCAAGCATGTGATAGGAATCTCGCATGTCTCTTTGGCAGAACTGGTGCCATGCACCGATAAATCTGGTTTCTGAGTCCCGGACATGCAAGACCCTTGGCCGTTCACCGAAGAGCTCTTTATTGTCTTTTGCGTATTTATCGAGTTCATAATCGATTTGATCCAAAACGTCCTGCTCGTCCGTAGACCACATTCCTCGATCTTCCAGCCAGATTGCATAAAAGTCCCCGCCGCGAATCATGAGATCAGAAGACTTACAAATCCTGAACTTCGGGTAGATTTCAATACCTTGCTTGCTGCTTCTGGTAGAAATCCTGAGGAAGTCAAACATAGAGATCCTTATTCCCCTTTATTCTGATTTTTCTCCTTTTCGAGTTCTGCAACTCTCTCATAGAGGCTTTTGATGTCCGAATAGGCAATCGTGTGCATCACGCAAAACAGGCAAAGACTGAGGGTGACAAGGTTATTGACCTTGTTCTGAGCCTTGAAGAACTTTTTCACTGCAATAAAACCGCGAGCTGTGGCCAGAAATTCCTGGTCATAATTCTGCATGTTTTTGAAAATATAATGAAGCATCTCGTCCATTGTTAACATCCTTTCTCGTAAATAATACTGTTCAGATACCAGTTCATCTGATACCAAATCTCCACAGTTCTTAAATCGCGCTCACATGAGGGGATTGTAAATAGTCCGCCTTTTCCATTTGGCTTGTATTTTCCATCCATGAATCGCCGAACGATAGCCATAACCTTATGCCTATCAAAGCGATCATCCGTCATATCGTCAAGCCCGAGGCTCTGCAGCATCTCCATGAACCATTGCGGTAGGCGATTGCCCATTGCCGGATTTGTCATGATGTCTTCTTCCATACGAAGAGCTAGAGCGACCATCATCTCAAGCATACTGCATGGCCTACAATCGAGCAGTGATCCAATCTCTGGATGAACATAGCCTTGATCGTAACCAAAACGATACCGGAGATCTTCGCCATCCTGCGCACGATTCTCGTCCATCGGCAAGCGTGGATAGAATGTGACATTGTTCAGATATGCACAAAGTCTCCGGTATGAAATATCATTTTGGTTTGGAAATGCGAGCTGATACATCCACTCAAAGTAGGCGTCAGTCAGCTCATTCTGATTCATGGAAATCCCCGTACTTTCTCAAATCTCGGACGATTTCATAATCGATGTGGCGCAGATCATTTCGAATGTGAACAGAATCCTCATCATAATCGCCGAAGTGGGACGCAAAGTCCAAACCGATCGACGTAGCGATTTCAGGAATCTCAAGTGGATCCTCGTCTTCATCAACTAAAACGCCATCTGCATAGTAGGTATAACAGACCGCATCATAGTTATCGAGTGTATCAAACTCTTCTGGTTTGATGACATATGGCTTGGTGACGCTGTCGCCAGGCATCTGCTCATTAGGATCATCTTCCAGCAAATCCTTCGGAGAAGTCCGTGTCTGATAACCAGACTCACGAACCAGCGCCCGATAGTCCTGAAGTTTGGACTGCCGCTCCTTTTCATAAGCGATCTGCTCCGCCGTCATCTGTGGCTCTTTTTTCTCATATTTGCCTTCCTCAATTTTTTTGGGTGCAAAGGCATCCTTCACCGACTGAATTTCTTCGTCAGCTCTTTTTCTATGATACTCCTTCCAGAAGTACCACGATGCACCTGCACCGACGGCAACGCCGAATGCAAAATATAATGCTTTATGCATCTTCATCCTCCTTCAACGTTCCAACTGTGACAGCAAGTCCGCCGCACATCAACGCAAGACTGATAAGAAGCCCGCCAACGATGTGACGCTTGCGTCTGGAATCAAGAATATAATCAATTTCTGTGATAACAGCACCAAAGAAGTCCATGTCAGCCTCCAAGCACCAGCATCCCGGACAGAAAGAAAATGCCCGCCGCAGCGGACAAAATATAACTGAGCGTTTTCATGCCAAAACCTCCTTACAGCTTGTCAATGATGACGCCATCCACATTGAAGTCGAGCAGAATCGAGCGCTCATATCCGTTGACAAAGCGCTCCGTCGAACGGTTCGTGTTGTAAATGCCAAAGTCGATGAAACTCGGATGCTCTGGCGTATAATACCAGCCAACCACCTGACCTTCCTGCGTCGGTTCGCAAAGATCAAGCTCACGATAGACTTCATTCAGGAACACGAAACCGCACGCCTGAAGCTTGTTGTTGAGCATCGCCTGTTTGCCACGCAGGAACATCAGATTGAGTTCCGGATCCTTCATCCATTCACGTGAGCACTCGTCAAAGAACTTGGCATATCCGCTCGGCATTGTCGCGATGTCAATGGACTTCTTAAGCTTTTTCTGCTTTCCATTTTCATCCGTCTCAGTCTCATCGATCTTCTTTTTCTCAACAGCATAGCGGATTTCTTTTTCTGCCTCTACCCCAATCTTTTCCGCAACACGATCCTGATACTGCTTGAATGCCGTATAGACAGTTGTGTATGCGGCTGCGAGAGATTCATTACGATCCTTCATGATCCGATGAGACGAGAGCAGGCAATAGATCGACAAGCCTCCAAGCATGACTGCCGGGCCATAGATCTTTGCAAAGTCCAGACTTGTCTGCGCATATGCTTTCACGAGCGCCTTCTGACTGCCAGATGTCGTCTGTCCATCCTCATTCTCAATGACTGTTTCTTTGGCTTTGTCAATACGCTGTTTGCTGTCGTCAAGAACAGCATCGAGCTTCCTGGTTCCGGCACATGCCAGAATCACTGTACCGACAGCGCCGGCAATGCCTGCAATCAGCAGGATCTCCGGAGAATGTGCTTTTGCTTTTGCACTGAATTTCGTCAAGGCGTTTGCAGCCTTTTCCATCATTTCGTTTTTCATTGAAAAATGTCCTTTCTTTTACTTAATACAAATCGGTCTGGGCATCTGAATGACATAGCCCTCAGGGATTCGGATAGAGCGTGCTCCAGGCATTTCTGTCCAACCGTAGTTCATATCAGTCGGGCGACCGGTGATACCACACAAATCATAGAGATCTGCAATACTCGCCTGACCATATTCCTGAATGATCTCGCTCATCTCCTGCAAGATCCGTTCTGCATCACCACGAGTGGTAACGATCGGATCTTCGTAGCCGTATCCCGTATAATTGGTTTTCTGAGTACGCTGCGGTTGATTCAAGCTACTATAGCAGTTGCCGTAGTTGTATTTGGTTCCGGGCGCTTTTCCACGAGTGATCGTGTCACCCCAAAGCATCATCTGAATACCGTTTGTGACAATATCCACGATGACGGTCTTGATCGCTGGCACAATCACATCCATGAAAATGTGATTCTTAACAGTCCGGACATCCTCCGCAATAAAGACATCGCCCAAACGCTTTCTGGTCTTTGCTTCGCCCGTGATGAGCTTCTCCCGCTTCTCCCGCGGCGCGTTGTTTTCTTCCAAAGATTTGATTTCAGCCATAACAGGCTCCTTTCACTGTTCGAGCTTCACAAGCTTACCGGGGAGATTGACCTTACTCGCCGGAATCAAGCCATTCTGCTGTTTATACTGGAAGATCAAATTACTTTTTGCTTTTTTCTCGCTGGAAGCATATGTCTCGCCCTTCCAGTAATTTGCGACACAACGATCAAACATTGTGACCGGACCGGTGTACGAATATAAATCCATAGTCAACCTCCCTCTTAAAAATAAAAGAGAAGAGCCCTTGCGGACTCCTCTCCCTGAGAATTACGGATTATTGATTGAGTTTAATTCTCGTCAACCTCAACGAGGTCTTCAGGTTCTTCGGCCTTCTTCTCGAATTTACCGGCCTTTTTCTCCTTTGCTTTCTGAAGTGCAGCCTTTCCTGCGGCGAGTGCCTTCTTACCCAACGGCTTAATCGCGACCTCCCATGCGAGCACGGACAGTCCGCCAATAATGCCGAAGCCAATAGCGGTTTCACCAGCAGTCATAACATGCACATCATCCTGCTTTGCAGGAGTCAGTTCCGTCGATTCGGAAGTAGCTTCCGTTTCCTTCGTGATGACTTCATTGTTCATAGTGTTTTCCATTGTTAAAACTCCTTTATAATAATTTAGTATTTCTCCATTAGAGCAGATGTAAATTTCGCGCAATCAGAGCATATCGACCAGTTTGTCAACATCGCTCTTTGCAACGCTCAGCTTGAAATTAGCTGACAAGCAGACATGCTTATCATCAGCCGTTTCATAAAGCTGGAGATCGGAGATCTGTGCATCCACATCATATCCGAGTTTCTTTTTTAAGATCTTACGGACAATTCGGGAGATAATGCTCTGCCCGAATCCACTGTTAAAGTTCAAATTCATCTGTCGTCACCTCACTCGTCAAATCCAATTGCAGGCTGTACACGGAAGTCGATCGCCAGACACGGCTGCTGATCCTGGGTGAGCTGACCGCTGAAGATCGGATCAATCAAGCCTTTATCGACTTTCCATCCGAGTTCATTACCGGCTTTTGTCTCCGTCAATCCGATCTCGTAATAGAAATCGTTCAGGCTTACATATCCGGAATCCAGCATTTCACGACTGAGGGAATTTGCCGCTTTCGTGATAAAGTCCGGATCTGACTTGAACAGTCGATCAGACCACGGATCATAGCACAAAGTCTCGCCCTTTCGTGTCACAAAGAGCTTGTCCGTCTGAATAGGTTGACGATCAGTACGTTCTTTGATCGCTGCATTACGGATCTCTTGCTCTTTTTCTGGTCCAACCATCTCAAGCGTCTTTGCCTGATAGTCTCGAAGGGTTGCTTCCGAGATCGAATACGCCGTAGCCAGCGCTGCGTTTCGTCTCAGATTTGTGGATGTGGCAAATATCAGGCAAGCAGCCGACGAAAGACCCACACCAACTGCAGGCACATAATGACGCCAAGCAGATGCAACTGCCTCTTTTTTTGTATAGGCATAACGATCACCATTATGGTTCTTCTGACTGTCCTGCCGCACTTTTTCCAGCGCCTTCGGTGTGACCTTAACAGCCATCACTGCAGCTGTTGTAAACCCGGCGATTCCGAGTGCAGTCAGGATCTCTGGGGAATGTTTCCGCATCGCCTTCCATGCACAAGTCATCATACTTGTTAAAGTTGTCGTCTTCATACTGAATACTCCTTCTCAATGAGATGTAATAATGTCTCTGCTGTATGAATCGCAGAGGAAAATATAAGGTTCTTGTTGTCAATGCAAGACCCAGTTGCTGCAATAAGTGCTAGCAAATATCCATCTGCAACTGCAACTGGATCTTTTTCGCCGCGATTAAGCAGACAGTTTAATAGTTCTTCTGCTGCCCATCGTTCATAGATTCTCTGGTCAAATTCCCTTCGACCCCATTCAATCTGAGGTGAAGGAAGTGAAGTCTCTATGTACTTCACGACCAGTTCAGCCGCATCCATAGTAAATATAAAAGAAGAGCCTTATTCAGACTCTTCTTCATTGGATTCAGCCAGAACTTTCTGAGCTTCTTCACGTGCGATTTCTCTAGTTTTCTGCTCGTCCAGATATTGATCCAGTAACGGTAACACCAGACCAAGGATGGACGATACGACACCGAGAATTTTCAGCGTATTGATCTTTTTCATAAGTTCATGCCTCCTTCATAATAAGCGGTGTTTTTTCTGCGCATTCGAATTCGATCGGGTTAAATTCTTCTTTCATGTTTAGATAACACGGCGGGAATGGGCAAGAGAGAATGTAGCATTCAAACTCATTACCGTCATCGCCGGTGATTGTTACTTTTTCATGATCGAAATCGATCCATTCATATCCGTAGAATTCACCGATTTCGCAGACATCCCAGCCTGCAATGTCACCGCCCTCGATATGGTCCAGACCAAGAAAATCGTATAATTCATTCAAAACTGCCTGTCCACCCCGAAGGACAAAGTTCCGATTGAAATGATACTCTGCATTTCGGACTTCCAGCATGGTACTCGTGAAATATCTACCAGAGATCATATCGTAGAACATACAAGCATCCCCAATTGGATTCAGACTATGACGCTCATCAGCTGTGTCCTGAGCAATCGCCGTTTTCACTTTGGCAGGCGCATCCTCGCCAAATAGTTCTTTGATTTTGTCGTCATACTTCTTCAGACTCTTTGCTGCAATGCCATACATTGCTACAAGAGATGCCTGCTGCTTTTGATTCATTGCTTGAATTCCAATGATGCAGGCAATCGTTCCAGCCGCAACAGCACAAACCGGCCATGCAGAAGGAGCTGCGGCTTTTACTACCTCAATTGGGTTCAAAACTCCGCCTCGTTCTGAACGTGCATCTTCCACGGCTTCCTGAACCTCTGGAGCTTTCTTCACTGCCAGAAGTGCAGTTGCAATGACCCCGGCACATGCCAGCCCGGTTGCAATCAGCGGTCCAGTTTTTCGAATGTTAATTCGCATGATTGATACTTCCTTTCAGAAAAATATAAAGAAGAGACTGTGTCGGACTCGAACCAACAATCTCAAGATTTTTATCTTGTGCTCTACCATTTAAGCTAACAGTCTCTTCATAATACGACTTGCAAATTTCGCGTTAATCTTCGTCTTTTCCATAATCATCCCCGATAAAATACATATCAAGTTCATGCTCATCATAAGAACAGCTGTCAACCGGAGGATAATATTGGGTGCCGTCTTCAAGAATTTCAGGACCATTGTTGAACATAATTCGTTCTCCTTTTTAATTCAGTTTTTCGAGATAAGTCTTCCATAAAAAGAAGAGAAGGTGAGCCGGGCGGACTCGAACCACCTCTGAATGGCCACATCGCATTTCAGCGTAACTTTATCTGTACCAGTTCCATTCAGAATTCTTCCTAAGCGGATTTCCTCATACTTATTACTTCTCTTCATAATACGACTTGTATTTTCTGCGAAAGAAAAAGAGAAAGTGTGGTCTTGTACGGTTTAGTTCCCGCCCGAGAGTCGCTCGGTCATATTTCCTATGTGACACCAATCGCAGGTGATGGGACTCGCACCCATGACTCACTACTACCACTTCTTTCTCATAATACGACTTGCAAATTTCGCGAAAGAAAAAAGAGAGAAGTCCATGTAGGACCTCTCCCATTGGAAATTACTTGTGGAAGATCTTATTCCAGATTCCAGTGATCTTTTCACTGACCGTTTCAAAGAAATCTGTGGTTGTCGCAACCCACATGATTGCATATGCAATCGCGCCGAGTGCGACTGACCAAATCGTAAGTTCCTTAACAGTCATTTCGTTATAATTTTTGTTCCAGAATTTCATAATAATATCTCCTTTATTTTGTTATTATTTCCATTAGAGCAGATGTAAATTTCGCGTAAAAAGAGAAGAGCCTTTGCAGACTCTTTCTCAAGAACACTATTTCTTTGTGATCTTATGCCATAATTCAGAAATTTTTCTTCCGACGGTTTCAAACCAATCCGTTTCCTTATAGACATAGGTGATGGCACCAACTCCAACGCCCAAGCCCAGTGAAAGTAACGTAATTTCTTCAACTGTCAAGTCAGAAGCTTTCTTTTTCCAAATGTTCATAATTACAATCTCCTCTAATTTTTATAGTGTTTTCATTAGAGCAGATGTAAATTTCGCGCATAAAAAAGAGAAGAGTCCTTGCGGGACTCAACTCCTTGATTTCTGTTTAGATTTTTTGCACATCAGCACGATAAGTATCACACCTACAATGGCATCGCCAAAAGCTAAAATCGTAACACCGATGCCGATTCCTCCGACAACGACGATCGCGATCAAGCCGACGACAAGTCCAATTAAAAGTGCAATAAATTTCAGCATATGATAAACCTCCTAAATATTACTTTCATTATAGGAGATGTTATCTTCGCGTTCTTAGATGGCTGCTCGATCGAAGACCGTTTCCCAGCGTTCACGCTTGAGGGGCTTCATTTTCAATGCCCACATGATCTGCCTAACTGTTACTGTTGGGTATAGTGTATTCTCTGCTTCCTTAGCCTTTGCTTTGAAATATCGGTAGAACTTTGGATGCCGGTAAATATCATCTGCGAGTCCTGCATCAACCTCTGTCCAGTAGGTTGTTTTTTCGTCAGCATCAAATCGCTGCTGAATGACTGCCAGTCCTAAATCATTGAACTGATATAGCGTACATCGAGAATATAGAGGATGATCGCAAACATAAATATGGCTGAATCGCGAAGAATCCTGCTTTTTCGGCTGATAGTAGTATCTCATCGAGACAATTCATCAACATACCCATACGGACATGTTATGCAGCCTGGGTATAGATTATCGCAGTCAATGCAATGCGGTCCCGGTGGCGTGGCACCGATGTAATCGAAGAAAACTTGACGGCTCATTCGTTTACCACAGCCCATACAGAAATAGGCGCCATCTTTCCAGCGAATTTCTTCTCCGCAGGAATCACAATACACTGCATCGCCATTTTCGTTGTAAACGTCTTCATATTCAGCATGCTCCTGATCGTTAGAGAGAATACCAAACAGCCCATTCCAATTCATAACATATCCTCCTTAATTGGTTGATAAACCCAGCCTATCATAATTTCTGTATAGATGCAAGAAGAAAAAGAAGAGCCGCTGATTTCTCAACGACTCCTCTTTCGATTCAATTACTTCGTGACTTTCATTTTTCCGACAAGATTGCGGAAGAACGTCGAGGTCAATGTGCCAGTTTTCTCGAAATTCATACCGACCGCATACATAATACCTGTAGCCAAAACCGGCAATACCGTTCCAACGCCACTGATGATGTGATCCACGACGCGATCCTTCTTTTTAGCTCTTGCTTCTTCAGCTTCAGCCTTCAGTTTGATCGTGTCCTGCCGCTTATCATACAACACCGCAAAGTCTGATATTGCTTTTGACTTTTCAGGCGTACCAGTATGCAGCATCGAAATATCAGTCAACTGATCCTTCAATTCCTCCTCCAGTTGTTCTTCTAATGTCTTTTCGTTCATCATAAAGCTCCTTTCAATGTTAATTGCTCCATAAGAGAATCTGTTATTTTCGCGATACAACCATGAAGGTCACATATTGATGCTCAGTAAGCAGCTCCGGCTCATGGTTAAGCTGAAGATATGCGTTACCGTTCTCGATGATGATAGCACCCTCGACATGTGGTTTCATCATGAACCACATTGTCAGAGCGCCGATCAGATTACAGATAACTCCGACTAAAATATAAATCCACATAATATCCTCCTAAATTGTTTTCTGAAATTTCTCACCCTGGAATTTTTACGATCTTAGTTTATCATCTCATTTGGATACCTCCATTTGAAAAATATAAAAAGAAGGAGTCCTTGTTAGGACTCCGACTTATTTTTTAGTTCCTGATATATGCCCTTCGCAATTCCGCATATGAATAGTGGCGGTGCAATCACGACCATCCAAACGCAATATATGACTTTCATAGCTAAGTTATCATCTTTTACTATATCTATAAAAGTATTACGAAGATGTAACGCAATAGTCCCTCCGATCATTAAATATACAATAATTGCTGTTAACATAATATCGCTCTCCTTTCATAAAGGAGAATGTTTATTTCGCGTAACTATCATCGTATATGATTTTTTTTCGAAGCTCAGACCAGGTGATGTATCGTTCCACCAGACAAACCGGGCATTGAAACCGACAGACTTTTCCGCCGATGTCCGTTAATTCTGTTACCTCAGCTTCAAGGCGACTCTGGCAAGTTGGACAGTTAAATCGATACACCTTCTTGATAGCAACATCAATTACTTTCATCACCTTCGCTCCTGATTCAGCAGCCAGAAAAACTTACGATATGCCTCGTAGTATTTTTCCTTCGTAAAGCGAATGAACGCCGGATACTTCAGAAGAAGTTTTTCGTATGACAGGCTGTCGAGAATCCCTTTTAGAACATACTGTGGACATCCGCATCCAAAGCTCGCTCGATCCACCATATCAATTCGATCTGAATAATATGCTCGAAGTTCGGCGCCTGTCATTGTAGGATCCTCAGCGTCCTTTTTCACGCGAACACAATACGTCGGCGTATGGAGAAAATCAAGTCCTTTCCTCGCGGCTATCCATGCTGGATACTGCATCACAAAATGTTTAAGCTCGTAATAGCGATGCTTTGGAATCCAATACGGATTCTTCTGAGAGATCTCTGGACGAATTTGTGTACTCATACACGCTCACCTCTCCAGACGAATCCTGTATGCTCCCACAACTTCTTCGGAGAAATATAAAAGTTGATGCGTCCTCGGCGAGAGTCCATTTCATCCAGGCTCGTGATTTCCTTGCCATTTCTGGTCGCTTTCCCAATCGGAAGCCATCCGGAGATGATGCCAGCCCGCACCCAGCAGGCATCTTTTCCATATACTTTTGCTGCCACACTTACCGGAACAGAACCCATTGGAAATATCATTTCTTCCATCTTTACGTTCTCCTATCTGATACAATTTCAGAAAAGCAATTACGCTCTTCTCAGTCAAAAGCGTATCACTGAAAAACGTCACCTGTGTACTGAGTTTACAGAAATGAAAAGCGTAGGAATTGACTTTGATTCTACAACCTGATATGGTATCTCCCGAAGGAGGATAATGTCATGCTTGTAAAATGCAAAGAATGCGATTTACAAGTCAGTGATAAGGCACTGGCCTGCCCACATTGCGGGTGTCCGGTTGGTAAAAATACCAGTATGACGCCAAAACGGACCAGACGCAACAAGAGAAAGAAATTACCGAATGGTTTTGGAAGAATTACAGAGATCAAAGGACAGAATCTCAGGAAGCCATTCAGAGCAATGGTTACAGTAGAAAAGGACGAATCTGGCCGAATGATAGGAAAACTTCTAAAACCGGACGCATATTTTGCCACATATAATGAAGCGTATGAGGCATTATTACGGTACAACAAAGATCCGTATAGTCTGGAGCCGGATATTACGGTGAAAGAACTATATAGTGAATGGGTCGATGAATATTTTAAAACTCTAAAAAGCGAGTCTGGCAAGCGGACTGTTACAGCAGCTTGGGCGTATTGCTCCAGCATTTATCGCATGTGTGTGAAGGATCTTCGTCCCTATCACCTGAAAGCGTGCTTGGAAGAAGGAAAGGCAACCGTAAAAGGTGTCGAGAAAAGTGTAACTCCAAATATAAAAGTGCGAATCAAATCGATCTTTAATATGATGCTGGATTATGCACTAGAGCGAGACATAGTTTCTAAAAATTATGCTAGAACCTTTGAGCTATCAGATGATGTTATAAAAAATATCGAAGCTGAAAAACAAAGTCACATAGCTTTTTCCACTGAAGAAATGGATAAACTATGGGCTGCTTTGGGTCAAGTAAACTATGTTGATGTGCTTCTGATACAATGTTATTCTGGTTGGCGACCGCAGGAGCTTGGCCTGATCGAGCTGGAAAATGTCAAATTAGACGAAAAAATAATGATAGGTGGCATGAAAACAGATGCCGGAACAAATAGGGTTGTCCCAATTCATTCGAAGATTTTCCCACTTGTCGAAGCGAGATATAATGAAGCCGTTACCATTGGAAGTCCATTTTTAATAAATTGTGTCGATTCTTACACACGTAGAGGTAACCTTAAAATGACCTATGAGAAATATAGACAGCGCTTTATAAAAATCATCAACAGACTCAATTTAAATCCGGAGCATCGGGCGCATGATCCAAGAAAACAATTCGTGACTATGGCTAAAGATGCTGGCGTTGATGAATATGCTATAAAATATATCGTAGGCCACACAATAGACGACATAACAGAAAAAGTCTATACACAGCGAACCAATCAATGGCTGAAAGATGAAATCGAAAAAATAAAATAGATTGTAGATTCCGTTTATTAGTACATTATTAGTACATTTTCGCTTGAAATATGCTGTAATGCAAGGAGTTGCTGTTTCTGCCATGGTGGCTGCGGACATTAAGTCCGGGCCGAAAATAATGGAAGCCCCCGTGCGCAGCGATTGGCGCACGGGGGCTTTTGCTTGATTT